AGTAACGGTTTACTGAATCAACTCATAGAAGACATGGTCGCACAAACAGCTGGAACATCTAATCCTACGGAAAAACAAAAAGACGCCATAAGAGAAAAGGTAAAAGAAGATCTTAAAAAAGGGTTTAATCAGACTCTATATGAACGTTTTTTTATGTCTGGACCAATAAGAGACTTTATCGAATCAGCTAATAAAAAAGAAGCGAACTTCAAAGAGTGGGAAGTGCCTATGATCCAAGTTGATTTGGATCAAGAAAAAGTTATAGTAGATGGAGTAAGTGTTAGCATCGGAAATAACGTAGTGAAGATGCAAGTGCAAATGCAAGAAGAGCCAACGTATCAACACATAGGCGGCAAAGATACTTACATTAATATATCAATGACTGTGTTTGGTGAATCAGAACTTATAAAAATAAGAAACATCTTTGAACATATTAACGGTTTAGCAAGACTAGAACACGCTGCAGGCGTTATAGGTTTCCTTGGCATAAAGAATATCATCACTGCTTTGTGTGGTGTAAAGTATGTTCTTCCATTAAAATATAATGTTGATACAATACCTAATTTCCCACATGTTTATAAGGTTAATTTAACTTTAGTTGATTTTGATATTTTTCAACAAAAACGAGAAAAACTTTCTTCGGACCAACAACAAAAATTTGTTGAAGAATTTGGTACAAAGAAAAACCCATTCTTAAGAATCAAGCAATTGTGGGGAACGTTCAATGCGTACCCAGATTTGCCTCTTGAGGTTTACAATAAAGAGGGTGATGTAGTTGGTTGTATGGACCCAGATTATTATTTCAGAAGTTTTGAAATGTTTGACAGAGATGTTATAGTTAACCAAAGCATACAAGAAACTAATGAAGTTAGAATTAACTATAATCAAAAAGAACTTACTGCATCCGACCAGCAGACGCAAGATAAAAATGACGAAAGATATATAGCAGACATAATAGGGTTTCTTAGAAAAAATGATTTTAAAGCATTAAAAGTTTGGGTTGACGCCAATAATCTTAAGCCAGCAGATGGGTATAGAATAGTCAACAAAGCAGTCCAAAAATATTCTTCGTTAAAAAGAACTCTTGTTTTAGATTATGTTGAAACATTAGAGTTAGAAGATAAATTATATCTATTTACGGATACTCAATTTTCGGTTCCTATGGGAGAATATAAAGTTGGAGAGGTGACTTCCAGTACCGAAGAAAAGCTTAAGGCAACCCTTACATCTGTATTTGATCAAGGAAAAGCTGAAGATAAACAGGTTAGCGTAGACCCAGATGATTTGATGGCAGGCGTAGAGCACACTGATTCAATGCTCGATTACGTACATGGGCTTGTCTATGCTATACCAGCTTCAACTAGTGGCAGTTCTGAGCAAGTCCCAGCAATGATACAAACAGCACAGGGTTATAACTTTGGATATCTTTCTAGACAAGATGGAAGATTCTATATGCAGAACAATAAGTTCAATGTGTCAAGAATCAAATCTTCTGTTGTTGCTGATCTAACAAAACAAAAAGAAGAGATCGAAAAACAAATAGCTGATGGTAGTAAAGATCCGCTTTTAAAAACAAAATTAACAAAAATTGATAAATCAATTAAAGAGTTTGATGTTGAAGATAAGACAGTAGAAAAAGTTTCTTTTATCAAAGTTTCTGACTCTCAGACTCCAGATAAAACTTTAACGGCTTCGCACCTGCCAGAAATAAGCACTAAAGCATTTGCCGAATATCAAACCGCCTATTCAGCAGGCGGTACAGAAGCAGAATCAGTGACAGCGTCAAAGGGTAGTCAGCATTCTGTTTCTAAGCATTGGGAAAAAATGTTAATAGATACATCATATAGAGATGTATCTGGAAGAATGGTGAGAGCTTACCCAACTTATATGTTGTGGTTGATTGACGAAGGTGGTATAGGTTTTGCTGGAACAAAGATCTTTGATAATTTTTATGGCTTACAATCTATAATAGATTTTTCAGTAGTTAGCTCTGAGGATATACTAGGAGATACATTAATATTTAGAGTGTCAAATATGTATTCTAAATTATCGCAAAAAGAATCTTCTAGGATATTTGATCCAGGTGAACCAAAAGACACTACTTCAATGACTGAAGATCTTTCTACTATTGTTGATACACTATTAAACAGGTCAAGAAATATAAGAGCGCATTATGAAAATAAATACGTTGTTGACATAGAGAATATAAGATTAAAGCCTGGTGTAAGAGTTCACCTAAGAGTGGGCTATGGATCTAATCCAAACTCGCTACAAACAGTATTCAACGGAATTATAACAAACGTAGAGATGGGTGAAATAGTCACAGTCACTGCCCAATCAGACGCTATAGAACTAAGCCCTGTTATCAACTCAGCTAATAAAAAAGGTGACAGTGGTAAAATAGACGGAGGCATAAACACAGGCATGTTCTTGTCAGAGCCTAGAGATTTAATGGTAAAGCTTTTGTCAATGGGTACATCTAGATTTAGGGAATCATTTGCGCATGCAACTAGAGGAACAATTTTTTCCGAAAATAAATTTGGAATAAGACATTTTGGTAACATATTATATGAACCATTAAATGAAGTTGAAAAACAAAAAAACGATGCATTAAAAACAGCATTTAAGAACGCAATAGATACAGTCAGTAACGATGGGGCTTCTGTGTCCTCTCTTCTTAAGGGGGCGTGGAACGCAACCGGAGGCACATACAATGGTGTTGATGTTGGGGTAACTGCAGCAGCAACCGCAGTAGGGGGATTGGTAGGCGGTCCACTTGGTGCTATAACCGCAGGAGCCGCAGGTGGATTTATGAGGTCTCCTGTTTTGGGTCATATGCGAACCCTTATGTCTAACCTTTCAACACAAAGAGATTATGAAATATTTAAAAGAAATATATATCCAGGTAATGGTCTTGGTGTAGCGCAGTTTCTTGGAGGCGATTTAGATGCCGGATGGTCTACTGCTTCAAGTCTTGGATCAGACGAATATACTAACATGCAGGCAGATAGGAAAGCATACTTAACTCGATTAGGTGACGCACAATGGAGTACTGCTATGGTTAAAAATTCAAAATTAGCAGAAGCTCAACAGTTAGCAAATGGTGGAAAACTAAATGATTCTAGCGGTGCTGTCGGTACAGCAAAAATACTTTCCGGTTTAATGGCTGTAGCCGGTGCAACAGCCGTGGTTGCCGGCATGCCAGTTATCGGTGGTGCCGTCTTGGGTACAGGGCTATTAGGAGCAACCAACGGAAGAGCAGCTGCTAGCGTTTTTGAAACAATGGGCTTAGTTTCTTCCTTGGACGACGACGTGCCTGGTTTTGATGAAGTTTCGTTTAGGGCTCAAACATATATGAGATCCGTATGGGATATGTTCCAGTTGTGCGCAAAGCTTCTACCAAACTATATTGTTGCGGTAAGACCATTTGAAGATAGATCAACCGTATTTTACGGTAAGCCGCATTGGCTGTACACCTCAGGAGTTGTTCCTATCTCCACCGGTTTTATGCATCCAGATTCAGCTATTAAAAAAGGAATAAAAGATACTGGCCCAACCTACGCTACAGCGGGTCAAGAACTATTAGAGATATTAGCCAAAGTCAATAAAGAGGCAAGCCCAATGCAAGACGGTCAAGCTTTTGGCCAAGGCTTTGAACCATTGAGCACTTCTATCGCAACTATAAAAAGCATTAATGAAGGCACAGATTCATATAAGCCCGTTGCTTGGGTAAAAGACCCGGATAATGGTTACACTAAAAAACTAATTAACTTTTTAGATCCTAGAAGAATGTTTTTTGTTGAGAAGGGAGAAATTGTTGCAAGACTCCCTGTTGCAAAGGGTATCGTAAACGTTGGTTTCCATTTGCCTTTTGGAGAAAAAGGTGAAACGGAAATGGACATTAGTAAGATAACAACAACTCATAAACAAATACCTCAACTACCATATAGATATCAGTTCCCATATTTTACAGATAGAAAAACTACATCTTTTGATGGCAAACATAATGGTTATATATTTAATTTTAATATAAAGACTTTAATTGGATACACTGAAAAAAAATTCAAATACATTAGAGGACTCGGTATGGATGATGACGGTAAACCGATTGATCTTAAAAAAGATGATGGAGTAAAAGACCATCCGTTAAATTACGGAGCAGGCGGAACTTATTTTAATATATTAGCTGCTGAATTTAAAGCTTCAAACGAATATGGCTCAGATGGTTTGGTAGACCCAAGCAATGAAAAATCTAATGGTATTGACGAGATATCATACAGAATAAAAACAGCCGCTTTTCAATTCACGCAAGAAATGCTTAAAACTTCTCCAGAAGCATTTGTTGCTTTAGCGGGTACAGCTTTTATGGATGAGAATTCAACTAGTCCAGGATTTAACATTATTAGGGTTCCGCTCCCATCGCAAGTCAATGATGTAAAGTCAAGAATTTCTCAAGGTGACGAAAAAAATGGTTATGAAAAATATGACTCAACTACTGGCACCCTCTTGAATGTAGGCTCGGCTACAAATCTTTTTGCAGATAAGATAGACGCAGAGTATGATGGAGAACGTGGTACTAGTTATAGCTTTGCTCAGTTTGAATATGATTCAGTCTTAGCACCAAAGCTAAATGGACTCAACGGTAATAAAGGCATATATGCCGAATGGGGTATGCCAGAGACAGCAGAAGACGAGCAATGGTACATAGCTATGAAATGGCCGTATAAACCAGATTGGTCTACAGATACTGTTCTTAATAAGGCTTTTACATCTCAATATGATGATAGCAAATATGGTCTGACTCCACTAGGAGATGATAATTTAGCGCAATATGGTAATGTTATAAATTATAAGAGTAGAAAAGTTTTAGTTTATAGTCCAACAACAAATACTGCAGTCTGTTTAAAGCCAGCTTATTATCTTTGGGGAGAAGTTAGAGATAATACATATTACGATTCTGCTATGGATAACACTGGTGCCGATTCTTCTGATCAAAACTCTTTAACCGGTGCAGAAAACGTATTGGTAGATGCGGTAGTATCACCGGACGCAGCATATCATTTAGGAATTTTAAACAGTGGAAATAAATGGGAAGGAAATCCTAGTAGATATTCATATGGATTCGAGTACTTTACCGACAACGATTCAAGACAAAAGTTTGGCGATGCAGACAATCCTCAAGATATAGAAAATACATTAGAGGCTTTAGGTCAATTAGCTTTTGGTAATCAAACAGATCAGTTTTGGCTTCCAGATCAAGCTTCAAAGTTTATTGGTCTTTCTGTTATACCTTTTTCTAGGTCATGTTATTTTACTTTTGTAGAGGACGACTTTCCATTAGGTGTTATTCCTAACGCTGCTATAGTTTCAAAAAGATTTGAGATGGGATCCAATCAAGGTGGCAATGAGTGGCAGCCAGATGACAATTTTATTATTGGATTTGCTGGTGAAAAAGATGGACCAAACGTAGCGGTATACAATGACGCATCAAACGATGGAGGCAGCTATAGTAGTATGGCTGAAATATCTGCAAATGGTGGTGGAGATTTCGATGCAGATGGTGACAAACATAAATCTTATAGGTCATTTGGCTACTTAGCTGACATACTAAAAGATACCGATAATCTAAAAGATGTTTTGGGTAATAATAAAGCTATAACAGAAAATTTATTCCGTCCAAAATCTGGCGAAGTATATTTTAAATCAGCAGAAGACGCATTTATAGAAGCCATATTTGGTGGTAACCCATTGCTGTATCTTCAGGCAGCACTCAAGGGCGAATATTATAAGATTTCTAAAGATAAGCTTTATGACGTTTTAATTAACGAAGTAGAAACATTTAAGGATACAAACAAAAATGATGTAGGTAGAGAAAACTTTGTTGATGTTTTCGATGAAACTGGCGACCCTACGCTAGCTATGTCAGCTAGAGCTAATTACGATGAGGACTACCAGGTCGCCACCAGAGTTATAGCTGGGGATGGAAGAACGCTATCACAGGCTAGAGAAATATGGGATTTCTTTAGAATTACATTCCATGAAGATGAAATGGTAAAATCTATTTTTTCTCAAACGTTTGGTATTGACGCAAATAGTGAAGAAGCTCTTCCTGAATTTGTAATTAATTTATTAACAGGCAAAGGATCGGTTGCTGATCCAATCATGGGAAGGTACACATCAACAAAAGAATTACAGAGTAGAGATTCTGAATTAAATTTTTCAGGACCAGGTGGTAGTAAAACATCAAGTGAAGAAAATGGGGTTGTTTGGATTGGTCCAGATGGAACGCCGGACAAACTAAAAGATATATCAAAAGATGCTAGGTATGAATTTAGTAGAACGTTAGGTGAAGAATTTGTTTACGGTGGCAAAGACGCTGATGGGAATGCATACTCCAAAGCTGGAGTGCAAGAAGCAATTAAATTTAGCGCAGAAACATTTTTGGACAATGGTGTAAAAACAGAAAAAGTACAATCAACTAGCTTATTTCAAGATATAGATACTGGCATCAGAATTAAGTATGGATACCTATCAGGACTGCTTGGTTTTCTTTTGGGTTCAATGAGTAATAAAGAAATTCCTGACCCATTTGGTTACGATGCATCCGTCTTGACACAAGACAGCACTGATTCAACAAGAAGAAACGTATTAGCTTTAAGAAAGTCATTGGACATTGTTCAAGGTGACGCAGATAAAGATGGAGTTAATGATCGATCAATAGAAGTCATGAAACAAATAGACAGTCCTAGAAAATTATATCTATTTATAGTTGGTTGGTATAGACAGGTTATGTGGTCAGATGCCTATAATAGAGCTTGGGTTGTTTTAAAGCCAAACAGAAGACTGGAACACTATTCTTCTAATCCTCTTTTGTTGGGTAATTTTGGCAATGGTGGTCTTAGGGATCATGATGGAAAATGGGACTTTTCACCACTGTACCAGTCTTGGCAAGCCTTCATAGACCCAAATTCATCATACGCAAAAAGTCCAGATAAGTTTAAAGAATTTTTAATCGCGCATGCCAAAGAAGGCGACAGTGCTACAAGTTGGTTAACATCCGCTTTTGATGATGGAAAAGATTTTTGGGATAAAAATGTTGGTGTTTACTTTACTGCTATTTCAGATGGTCTTTCTGGTCTTTTGAATATGTTTAAATTATCGATGGCTCAAATGGGTTATGGTTTAGCTGAAGCAGATAACCTTAACAAGCAAGCAAATGTTTTGAATAAGCTATTAAATGATAGCATCTATTATTCTCTAGGTAATCCTGGTTCTTTATTAAGAGCTGTAGATAATCCTTTCACTAGAGAATATGGCGAACCAGTAGTAGAAGTAAGAGAACCTTTCCAAAGAATACATTACCTTAGCTCTTTTAGTCATATTATCTCAAACAGAATACAGGAAAACATAAACGATGTTGCTACTGTCATAACTGCGGTGTCCGATGGTAAGTATCCAGTAACTGTAGCCCTTGATAAGGGAGCACCTTCTGAAAGACAGGTAGAAAAAACTGTAGAAACTGGTTTATATTTTGATAACATAAGAGGCTCTGGTTTCTTTGGGGTTTTACATCCTTTTTTCCATCCGTTTGAGACATTTAGAGGTTTATCAAAAACGGCAACTGGTTCAGCAGATGAGCTAACCGCAAGACGCGTAGCTTTGTCTCATTTGAAAGAAAACATAAAAGATATATATACTGGTGAACTTATAACAGTAGGTAACGCAGACATAAGACCCCATGACTTAGTTTATTTAGCTGATGTTTATGAAAGAATGTACGGAATATTTGAAGTAGAACAAGTTGTCCACCACTTCACTCCAGAAATGGGATTCATAACATCCATAACACCCAATGCCTTAGTAACAATAAATGACCCAGCTAGATGGTTCATGACTTCTTGGCTTAATTCTTGGATGAGCTTGCAAACAATAAGAAATGATACTAGATTTTATCTTGGAGCCGCGAACAATGGAAGAACCGGCCTAGTAAGTGGTGGTCAAGTTTCTGTTGACCAATTAAATGAAGCACTTAGTGCTCAAATGATGGGCGGAGTACAGTATACTCATGGTTCTTCTGCTCTAGTTAAAGATGTTATGGCAAACTTTACCGCAAACGCAATGCCTGATGCAAGACAGCAAATGTTAGCTTCTGCACAGGCTTCAAAAGGTCAAGACCCAACAGCCCAAGGGGCGATGGTGAGCGCAATGGTTACAACAGGCCTTGTAACTGTGCTCGGTGCAGGTGTCGGAGTAGCTGCAACAATACTTACTGGTGGAGCAGCGCTTCCTATTATGGCACTTGTGGGTTCCGGTGTCATCGGCGCTGGAGTATTTGGAGACATGGCATGGTCTGGTTGGAGCCATATTAAAAATAATCTGTTAGACCAACACGGATGCTATGTTCAATATTTATCAAAGAATGGTCAACCAATGGATGCCGGCCTTTCATATAACCAGGGAATGGTTGTAGGTAAGTACCATTCAAAGGCACTACTACCAGGCATATTAGGGGTAAACTCTAGAAAGCTGATAAGAACACCAGAAGGATACAGTCACATAAGGACCGATGATCTTTTGAAAAATCTTGGTTGGAAAGAAAAAGAAATTTCAGACTTAGTAAGACATATCAGTTACGAAAATGCTTTAGTAAATGCACAGGTTATAAAGTATTCTGGAATTGGTCCAGAAAAAGCAGGCATGAACCAATTCTTTAAAGTAGTTTGTAGAGTAACACAGTTTATTGACGGTGACACATTCATAGTTGAAGACGTATTAAGACCAGGCTCCACTCCATTCAAGGTAAGATTTGAAGGAATCAACGCTGCAGAAATAAATAAAATAAGTGGCACTGGTCCGTTAGTTGGGCAAGGTCCTAATTATGGTGATATCTCTATAAACACTGATCCAGCAACCTTGTCTTGGATAGATCCAACATCGCCTGGAGGAAGAGCCTTAGCGTATGTTTATGAGGCATTAGTTGGTAGAGTCTTTGTATTAAGAGTTGCACCATCAGTCGATGGCAGGCTAGATGTTTTACCACTTACTCAAGATGATTTTACAGCTGGCGCACAAAGAAACAACCCAGATTATTACCTAAAAGATACAAACGTATATGATAACGGATTTGGAACACAGATCCAAGATTCATACGACAGAGTTATGGGATCTATATTTTATAGAATACCAACTAATGATCTTGATTCAATATTTCAATTTGTAAAAAATACATTTATTAATCTTAATAAAGATCCTAGTTTAATAAAAGAAAAAGTTAAAGGATCAATTTATAGCGATGTTTTGGCAAATTCTGGAACTCAAGTAGTCTATCAAAAGTTTGATAGTCTATTAAGTATTCTTACTAACGTTGCAAGATTGCCAGGAATGAATAATTATTATTACTATTCAAACGGAGAGAATGATTTAATAGATGGTTTGTCAGAATCAAATATAACTTTATTCAATGCCTTAATAGATATTAAGATTCTCGAACTGCTATATGTAAAATCTTCAGAATGGCCATTAATTCTGTGGGATGAATATTATGATGATGGCACACCTGCTACCCTAAACTGGGAATTGGTTGTCAGTAATTTGGCAGGCGTTTATACCAAAAACCTATTATACAATACCAGTAACTTTACTCTTAATACCAGCAATATTACACCAGGAAGGATGATACCTTAAATGGCAGAAAACAATTACGCGCCGACCACAAACTCTGATGGTCCAAACTTCTCGATGACCCTTGGGGATAATGATTCTACTTTAGCTTTTACTCAAAAATTTGCTGAACAAGTTTATCCAGAAGGAAAAATGCTAGTAAAAGATACCACCTTTTCGCAACAAGGTTGGGAAGATAGAACTTTAGTTTCTCATAACGTAGAAAGTATTATGGCTGGCAATGCACTTTCAAGAAACCCAGCAATGCCAATGACTGCTTATAACAGGCTAACAAATTCTTCTTTAGATGGCATATTGGCTTACGGAGCTGACTACGCTCAGACTGGGGTAACACCAGATCAAGCAAAAGCTGGTGTTCCAGAATTTTCATATCCAGATAATGACAGAGATGTGCTATCAAAACAAAAAAGATTTTTAACTGGCACGCAAGCTTTTGAAAAAGCAATATCGAATTCTGTTTTAGGTACTGGATTTGCTCCTGGAAATTTTCAAATAAAAGCAGCAGCATACTTAGGGGGTATGGCTCCAAACGCAAACGCACAACCTTCTGCAGGAGCTGTCGACGGAGAATATTATGATGTTTCAGATGACGCATTATCTATGGGCCCAAATAAAAACAATTTACCCGCTGCTTTAGTATCTTCGCTTACTTCCGAAGAGGTGGCTATTTACGAAAAAAAACTAAGCATCCTGAACAGTAGCGGAAACTTTAAAGGGGATGCTGGAAAGTTTTATATCAACGCCCTGCCAGGGGATGAAGCAGTGCTTAAGACAATAAAAGACAACGGTTACAATGTTGACCTTGCTGGCAATATAGTTGCAGGGTCAACAAGAACGTTACCAGTTGATGGCTTTCTAAACTTACCAGATGATAATAAATCAGTTTTTTATCCGTCTCTCACTTTACTTTCTTTCTTACAAGAAATGACAGAAGGGGACAACGGTGCCTATATTGGCGGTGGCTTTGGTTTTGATAGAGGAATTGACTTAATTAAGGATGATGCTAGGCAGAGCGTAGGCAAGACGTCCATAACCGATCACGCAATGGGTAGGGGTTTTGATATCATGGAATTTGGTGAGTCAAAAACAACAAAACAACCATTACTCGCAGCTTATCAAAAAGGTCCAGATAAATATATGCAAATTTTCGAAAACTTTGTAACAAAGTTAGGAACAATGCCTAAGTATCTGCAACCTGATTCAATTGTCATTTCAGGCAATGTACTAAGTCTGTATCCTGACGGAAAAGAAGGCGGGGACAGGGGTGCTTTATTAAGCTATATTCAATCAATGGCCTGGCGGAAAAGGTGTTGGAAACCACGTTAACTTTGGAGCCGACTATAGTGGTGGACACGACAATCATATACACGTATCTTTTGGTTGGACAAGAGCAGGAACGCCTGCTAACTTTATGGGGTCTGTTGTTTCTTCCCAGTCTTCTACAGTGGTTGCCCCAATAACTGGCACTCAGGCAAAAGGATTAAATCCAACAGCATTGATAAAAGCAAACACAGTAGGCAATACAAACTTTGCCGGAAAAAGTGGAACTTCTATACAAGCAGAAGAATTAGCTTTGATAATGCTTAATGGTGGGTTTTTTAATATAGAGGAGATAGCAACATTTGTTGGTATAGCAGAACGAGAATCTGGCTTTAAACCATATTCATCTAATGACTCTGAGGCTATAGGGATGTGGCAAATGATAATTAAATCAGGTAATTGGATAAGTGCAGCGTTACCTATAGTAGCTGGTTCATCGACTGCCGTGAGCGGAAAAACAATTCTTGGATGGAAACTTCGAAACAAAAAATCAACAAAACAACCATCTTCAGACGAGATGAAAAAAGATGGCTGGACCGGACAATCAGTAGATGAGGTTTTTTGGATTCCATTTAACCAAGTAGCTATACTAGCATGGCAGGTAGAAAAATATACTACGCAACCAGGTTTTAAGGATGGTGGGAAAAGGCCATCTTCGCAATCGTTGCTTTGGGGTAATTGGGGAGATGGCTATTGGGGTAGGTCTCATGGCGGTATGGATAATGCAGCCAACTTTCCGTACGGTGCGCTTACTGGAGTAAAACCTTCTACGGTTAAAAGGGCTTATGAAGCATTAGGCGGAGATTGGATAGTTTATCAAGCTTGGGCTTTGACTGCATTAGTCGATGGGTATAAAGATTATCCAAGTCCAAGATCTAACGCAGATGTGGAAAAATTAAGAGATGGAACTAAATATAAAGCAGCTACATACAGAAATTATTGGGATGTATATATTTGGGTAAATTTTGAAAAATACAAAGATACTTACTTTAAAGATAACCTTATATCCACAGAGGCAGCAGGCGGTATAAAGATGAGATACTCAAGATATGGAGAAGAGTTTTGTTATCCATTAGGTAAAACAAATGAAAGAACCTTATACGCATCAGAAGCTACTGTACCTGGGTGGGTTGACCCAGCTCCACTAGCTGCAGCCGTTACAGGTAGTCGAAATAGAACAGACGCATCAGGAAGGCAGAGTTAACAATGGCTAAAGTATATCCTAAGTTTGATCAAAAAATATCAGACATGATCGGCACTGCAGAAATGCAGAAGCAAAAAACAAGATTTGGCGTAGTAGCTTCTTATGACAAGAATACAAATACAGCCAAAGTTATGATAGAGAACAGATACTCTGATCAAATGACAGACGTTGTAACCAACGTGTCTTGCCCAATGATACAAGGGCTTCAGTCGGTAGCTCCCGAGATAGGCGCACGCTGCCTGGTTGCGTTCAAGGATGGTACCGAAGCGATGCCTTATATATTATCATTCTATGCAACGCCTCATGATATGAGCCCGTTGATGTATAATAGTGCATCAGACATGGGAATACCAAGGTATTTAATTTAATATGAATGAGTTCGATAAACCGACAACAAAGCCTATAAATGGAGAGCAAGCTGGAATAAACATATCTACTGTTCAGGATCAGTTTATTTTTAAAAAAAGAAATGAATTTTCCAGAAGAGAAGTTGGTTTAAATCATCCAGACATTTCCTCATATCTAAAACTGGCAGACAATGGTGACATTGAGATTATGGCATCGCCTGGTGTGGGTATAGTTATAAGTGCTATAACTCGTTCAATTAGCATATTTGCAGATACTTTAAAAATATATACAACAGAAGACGATGGCATACGATGGAACAAGTATTCCTTTAATTACGCAGGGTCTAATTTTACTGAGCCATTCTTGGTTCCTTTAAGAAACTTTCAAAAAAGCCCGGCGTATCATAGCTACGAAACAAGTATTAATAATATTAATTTATTAAAAAATACAAGACAAGAAGAAAGCGTTACTATTAGAAGTAGCATTGATTACGGTGCGCCTTCTGCAGTTAAAGAAGCTACTTTAAATAAGCAAAAACATATAGAAGACTTTTTAAGCGAAGATGAAATAAAACTTCTTCAAGAAGAAGCAAAAATCACTTCGGACACAAAGATCCAATACATGAAAAAGCTTATGTTTCAGGGTTACACCTTTAACCAAGCAAAGACTAAGACAAACAGAGATTTGGATTGACGACATGCCTGACCTATATTTTAGCTTTGATGGAGATATGAAGCTAAGCTCCAATAACGACCTTACCTTAACTCAATCTATAGCGCAAAATGATCTTCAACAAATCTATATGAGATTAATGACTGAACCTGGTGATTTTTATATCTATCCCAAATTAGGCACGGCACTTTCTGCTCTTTACGGAATGCCACAAGACCCAGCAACAGCAGATTATGGCAAGAGTTTAATAAGGTCAGCCCTAGACAGGGAGGGTGTTTTTGCGGGAAAAAATATAGTTATTTCAGCAGTCCCAACTTCCCCTGATTCTATAAGATTCGATATAAAGTTAATAACTGGTTATGGTGAACCAATAGTTCTTTCAATAAATCAAAACATATAAGGAAAACAAATGGCCGTTATTTATACAAAAAATAGAGCAGAGATACTATCTCAAATGGTAAACTCTCTGGAGAAGAACGCAGGCATCACGTCTACAAGCCCTGGATCAATTGCTAGGGCCTTTGCTGAGGCGGTAGCAGACCAAATCGGAGATCTCTACAGTGTCTTAAAATATAACATTGATCAGACCATGATAAATACCGCTTCAGGTAGGAACCTAGATCTAATAGGAGAGCTATACTCGGTACCAAGAAAGCAGATAACAGATACAATAGCTTCTGACCGAAACCTAGCAAACGTAGTTTTCTCTATAGCAAAAGTTTATAGCAAAGATTTAGTTATAGCCAAAGGAACTACGGTCTATAATGATGTATCAAATAGTTCTTCTTTTCAATTTAGGTATTTGCTATCCGGAGATGTGACCATTCCTGCTGGAGCCAAGAAAGCATTTGGTCAAATCCTACCTTCTTCAGGTAACCAAGCCCATACTGCTGCTGCAGGCAGCTTAACCAGACATGATTTCATAACACCACCTGGAGTCATCCTTGCTGTACAAAATGTTAAAGATGTCTATTCTGAGATTAATACAGAAAATGATGAATCTTACAGAAGAAGAATAATAAGATCAGTTAAGCTATACTCCACGGGAACAGCAGAATCAATTAGATTGGCAGCCTTGTCAATAAAGGGTGTTAGAGATGTCAAAATCAGAGAGGGTTCCTTTGGGATGGGTTCATGTGATGTCATCATCGTGCCGGAAGGACCAGCTATGTCTGGCACTCTTGACTCCATAGTATATAGAGATCTATTAGCATACAAGCCTGTTGGGATTAAGTTAAACGTAAGAATAGCGCAAAGAGTACCCGTATCTGTATCGGCTAATATAATACTACCAATAGGAAACAGCTCGATCTCAGCAGTGAGCATAGCAAATCAAGCTGCGTATTTTGTAAAAAGATATTTGAATTCCCTTACAGTAGGAGACTCGGTAGATGCGTCAGTTATACAGTCACAAATAATGTCTTCTTCCGATTTGATCGGAGAAGTTATAATTAATCAAATGACTGTTAATGGAGTAGAAATACCAAAAAATAATTATCAACTACAAAGCGAAAGATCATACCTTGTAGCTGGTAGTGTTGAGATATATCCTGCTATAATAGGGTCAACACAATACTAAAAAAGTAGGTTTATGAATGTCTGTTGACAATTACTATGTAGTAAAAACCACGTCTATAGTCAAAGCTAGTAATATGGCTAAGGCACGACTCCTTGCATCTGGGCAAAAAGCAGATGGCGAAATTCTAAATGAAAAATACGAAGTCGAGCACAAAGAAGAGTTTGACATCAGTAATTTAGTTTCTAAAGCTGATAGTAAGTATCTTCAATCAAACGACAACGATAGTATAGATGACGATGACGAGGAAGACGACGTCAGTAGTCATTCTTCGTTCTTGACCATAAACGAAGATACCGTCAATTACCTCAGATCAGAGAATAAACGCTTGCTGAGATTGGCAGAAAAAAACAAAAACGCTAAAGGCGAAGCAGTAGAGTCAGTGTATCAGGCAGCTCTTGATGCGTTCTCTGAGTTCACAATGCCAGTGACTAAAAAGCCAGTGATCAAGCAGGTACCGGGTATGCCCGAGACTGCAGTAGCAGTTTTTGCGGACTGGCAATTAGGTAAGGTCACGCCAGATTATAACTCTGATGTAACAGCTGATCGTATAGAATTATATACAGAAAAGCTGATAGAAATCACAGAGATACAAAGAAAACACCATCCGGTTAATAACCTTCACGTCTGGTTGTTAGGCGATATAGTTGAGGGTGAAGAAATATTCCCTGGACAAGCCCACTTGATTGACTCTGGTCTGTATCGCCAGGTTGGTATCAATGGCCCAGAAATACTTGTGAAGTTCTTGAAGACAGCATTAGAAAACTTTGAACACGTACATGTTGCTGGAGTCATAGGAAACCATGGGGCTATAGGTGGGCGAGCAAGAAAGCAACATGACCCAGAATCCAATATGGATAGGTTACTTTATCAGATAGTACGATTAATATTTGCTAATGAGCCAAGAATAACCTTTAATATTCCAGATGGTAAAGGCGAAAGACATTGGTACGCAGTTGATTCCATAGGAAATCATAGCAGCTTGCTTATCCACGGAGATCAATTACCTTCACCTAATGCTTTTCATGGCTACTATAAAAAGATAATGGGCTGGAAAGATGGAGCAATTCCAGAACATTTTGATGACGTTTTTATGGGTCATTATCATCAGTCTTTTAAGATGACCATAGGTAGTGCTACTTTAAGAATTTCTGGTTCGCCAGAAAGCTATAATACATATGCACAAGAGTTTTTTTCTTCAATGAGTAGACCTTCTCAGCAGCTAATGTATATCCATCCAGAAAACGGAATCACTTGCGAGTACACTATTTGGTTAGACGCAGTATAATAGGGGATTAAATGAAGAGTTATGTATTAACATTATCTAACATACACTTTAGAAAACAAGGTAAAGTGTGGACGTCTGACCCAATAGACCTATACGATAATTCAAGTTATACAAACTATTCAACCATGAGGTCTAAGTACGGTCATAATTATTTAGGTGACTCTACATTCATAGGTAACCAAATAACGCAAGGCGCAACCCCTACTTTAGCGGACTCTGTTCTATCTACAGAGTTTGGTGAAGTAATAGAAGACCAAGACTTCTATCTTAATTATGTTTATCCAACTGGAACGGAACAGGGTTCTTTTCTAATCTATGACTTGGTAGAAGAAAATGGATATTTTGTTCTTACCCCAACTAATAAGACTACTCCCCTTGAAAGGTTTGTTGACACTACATCTAGGGTCGACTTAGTAGCCTATAAGGGCGCATTCGTAAATGCACCATCTAGCATACCAATAGAATACACACTGCAAGTTTATGAGTCCGATGACGTATTAGAGTCCGCAACTCCTTTCTGGATGCCAAATGATGTATCAACTCAAACTGAATTTTTGTTTATACAAAGATCAAAAAGGTTTATAAAAATTCAAGTAGAGTTTTTTACAGAGCTACCCGATGCCGTCTTTGATACATCGAATTATCTAATATCAAATCAAGCTGTTGATGAAAATGGTTTCTTAATATATGATACGCCGTTATCTTTAAGCGACCAAATGATTGGGTCTTTAACGGGGCAAGAAATAGGTAATATTGATTTTCTTCTTTTGGTTGAAATTCAAATTTCTGAACCAAACCCTCCTAATATAACTGACTCTACTATGGATATTCTTAAGAAGTTTCCATCGTGGACTAAACTGTTTGAAGACTCTCTGCCAGATGCCACTCCAACGTTTGCTATTCCTGAAAGTTTTGGTGGAAAATTTATTAATGCCCTTATTGGAGACAGCTTAGACTCAGTAGAATCTTTAATAGATTATTTTAGCTTAGCTAAATCAATCACAGGTGCCGATACAGAACAGCTTACTTGGATTTACTCTACTAGCAATTGCCCTAGTCTAGTGACTAGCGTAAAGGGCGACAACATTAGGTTAGCTCCTATAACAACTTACGCTGACTTTATAAAACATAGAGTAGAAGACTACGTTTATTATCACGAGCCAAATGACAGAGTGATTTTAACACTAAGGCCATTTAACCAGATTAAAATAAATGAGTTAGTAAAGACTCAAACAGAAGTTTTAGTTTTCAACATGTTTGATGAATTTGGTTCTAGGGTAGGTCTTCCTAGACTAAAGATGGAGGCTAACGAAAACTATAAAACTAGAATTCTAGATGTATACAAAAACCTTCCAGGTCCAGATATAGATTCTTTTAAGAAAACAATTAGAAGAGAGCTAGACCTTTGGAGGGCTACTGGAGCAACTCCAAACTCAGATAGCGCAGGAGCTACTCCTGTAGTTCTGGAGATGGAAAATTTAGAAGAATTAAATAAATATTTTGAAGATAACAATAACCCAACTAAAGCTTTTATAGATTTTGTAGAAAAAATTAATATAGAATATCCAACAAACTGGGGATTTGTTCCATGGTCAGAAATGATTTGGGACTACGCTGGAAAATTCCAAGAAGGAGTAAAAAAGGTTCCTTTTTCTTACGACAAAAAACCAATCGCCTTAGAAGCTACTCCTAGATATGTACAAAATGGTATTGGGGATTTAAGCGACTTAAAAGTTAGCATAAGATCTAAGAGAGAGTTCTCATCAGATGAGGTAATCTTAAATGATATTTCAGATGAACAAGTATACGAGAAAGCTTTTAAAATAAAATTAGCTGGTATCGAAAAAGTTGGCGAAAGCATTGTTAGACCTCCTATAAATTTTGATTTTGATACCCAACTTCAATATACATACAATATCCTTAATCAAAATACAGCTACAGTAAAGTTTCTAGTAGAGCTAGTCGTGTCTGGTGTTACCTATTATGCCAACTATACGCTTAATACAGTTAGTGACATCTATACGGCTGGACCATTATATTCAATTTTTAATATGGCAACAAGTAGGACTAACTCCGATGTGCAGTTCAAATCAAAGACCACAAACGCAGACTATGTTGATAGCACTTCAACAACGGGCAGCAAAACAATACATATATCTAATGTAACAGAAGCAAGAGTAAGTTTTGGACAGTTTGTTTATTCAAGCACGACACCATTGTATACAGTAAGTGGCCACAGTGCAAGTAACTCTGGTTGGATACACCCCAAGGGCCACGCAACCGCAAAGTATTATACTACCAGTTATGCCAACGCTTCTAATGCTAGCTTGCCTTCTCCTTACTATACGATAACAACACCAACTATTTCTAAAATGCAAATAGAATATGGTTCGAGCATGCTTTCTAGTACCCCTTCAACTGGATATACTTCTCCCGTAAGAAGCTCTGGAGCCTTAAGGCCTTACAGTACTTCATCAGGCAATGCTACGCCATCCTTTGATATGTCTTTTAACTCTTTATTTGGCTTAGCAACAGGTTTTCCACCAACTCAGTCTGCTCCAGTATACAACGCTCTAGTTATAACAAATGTTGTTCCAGAAGATGCATATATAGATCCAGATTACTCTACACCCGGCTATGGATATGGCCGATATGGTGGATACGTAAACCACCCACAGTTTGATATAAATTACTTTGTTCCTGGATTAATGATAGGTTCAAATATAGCAGCTCCACAATTTTTTTCTACTCCATCATATTCTTTATCAAGCCCTCCAACAACATTGTCCGTTTACTGGGATCCTTACGCAGTGCCGAGCAACAGAAAATATTCTCTTAATGGTGTGACTAAGAATAACTACCCACTTACAGTAGGGCAATGGGAGTATTTTGAAAAAACATCAGCAACTCCTATATACTTTAGACTCTCAGAAAGAGGAGTTGTTAAATCAGAAGAAGATATTGGCGCAAGCTACGAACTGTCTGATTCAATTTCAGCTTTAGATGTACATAGGTTTAGTTTTGATTTCAATTTAGCAACACCAAACAAATATATTGTAAATAATATCTCTGCAGAAACCGTTAATCCGTTAGATGATTCATTTGAAGTTTGGACAGATAAAAGTTCAGTCATACCATACTATTCTATAAGCGAAGACGATGACCTCAAGGTTCCTAACACTATGTACGTACCTTCTGATTCTTATAGTGAGATAAAACAAGGTACAGATAATGATATTTATATACCATCTGTAGTAGTCAAATCTAGATTAAATACAAAGCACAATAAAGATTTTGAATCAGAGATCCATGCAGGTTGGTATTATCTAAACAATCAAGAAACCTATGTGTATGCAAGACCAGTAACCGAAAACGTTACCTATACATCCGCTACTCCTTACTACCAAATAGTTTTATCTGGGCACGCTAAGCAAGGTGCGCCAGTTATCCTAGAATCCTTGAGTAACCCTAGCACTAGCTTGACTCAGGTATCATTTATCGACGCTGCCACACCATCGGTTTTTAGCAGCTTTAACACAGAATACTTAGAGGCAAGAAAAAATAATTATTTGTATGTTGGTTACAAAAATATATATGAAGTTTCAGTGTATGACCCAATAACAGAACTATATCTTTTGCAAAACGGTAGTTCAAATACAGAAAAGATAACGCTGTCAGCCGGTTCAATGGTTGCCGGTAGAACATACACGGTAAAATATAAAGTTAAGAATACGTATTCAATTGATAACGAATACCTTGACGGTAATAATAGATTAAAAACTAAAATATTGTTTCACGCTACTCCAATTACCGGCGATACTAATTATGCAATCACATATGAGTCTACACTATTTGATTCATCTACTCCATCGGGGGTATACCACTCGCCAATGAAGTCTTTATTAACTGAGGGCTTTGTTTATTTGACTGATTCAGTTTACGAATATGACAGATTTTTAGCAGAGACAAACCCAGGCTACCTAATTGATGACCCGGCGTCTGATTATTCTATATTAACAATAGAAAGCTATGACAAAAACGGAAACCCTAAACCATACCAAAAGTATAATATTTCTTCAAATCTTTTATCGGTACAACCAAGCTCGGTAGAAACAGATAATAACGGCTTTGCTTATGCAAGAGTTGCTTATTCAGGAGCTACTCCAGCAATAGTAAATAACGCACCCTTGTATATATCTGGAGTACAAAGCGGATATAGCACCGCTAATGACTCCGCTACATTAAACTATTCAATAGTAAAATCACAATCAAGCCTGGACACACTACATGCCGAGGTGGACCCACAGATTATAAAAGCCGATGGAGTAAGCACTTTGTCTATAAAAGGGATGCTTTCGTCCAAAACTAGGGACACTTCTTCTGTTAGGGTTTACTATAGACTTGGTAGAACATTGCATTCAGCTATAACTAATCCGGTATATAATTCAGTTGTATCTTCAGAAGATGGTTCATTTGCCATTGGCCCAATTACAGCTAGGTCTGCAGCTACCCCGGGATATTGGTTTGGTGTAGTGGAAACAGAATTTAGCTCCAATAATCAGTCATCCCCAGTTACTATATCAGGGGACATAGTACATTGGTTTGAAGATTCACAAGACGCAATTTTAAATTCATCTGGTCGCGTTTTGTCGATACAGGACACATTTACTGCAAGTGATTTTTCTTTCATGTCTTCTACTCCAGTTTATAAGATAAATTATTTAACTGGAAATCCTGCACAAAAGAGTGCTACGCCAAATATAGTTTTACCAAAATGGTTTAAGATACCAAGACTAACGCAGTATCAGATGGGCATTCTTGGAAGCGATTACTATTCACTAGACAATAACAGACAAATATACCCAAGTTAATATAGATGGATCATAGATGAAAAAGTTTACAAATAGCATAAACAACTCAAAAGAAAAAAAGATTAGAACCGGATCAGCTTTACCAGCTGACTCCGTAAATTTAGCATACTTTAAAGTTGACGAAGTAAGTCCAGAAAATACTTTAACTGTAATAGATTTATCTTCTTCAATAAAAGAAAACTTTATTGACTATAAAAACGAACAAGTATCTTTAGTAGCCAATGAAGTTGGAATGTTATTCGATCCATTATCTGGCAATTCAAAGTTCCCATCTTCAGATATATACGTAACCAATTATAGGAACAGTCAAACAAATGGTACTGACTATGTAGATGTAAATATTTTAAACCAAAATATGATTGGGGAAAATTCAGTATCTGATTATATTTATTCATATTACGTAAGCAGATACTTTACCGTTAAGTCCTTGATGAGCGGTAGTCTAACGCAAAAAGTTTTTTATAATGGCAAAGAATACTTTGATATCATAAAGACATCCGAGCTACAAAAAATTCAAAGAAAAAAAGATTCTATTGACCTCCAAGATATAATAGTATTAAACCCAGATAGCTCAGAGTATGTTGATTTTAATGGTAAGAAAAAATACAGGGTAGTTCTTGAATCTTATGGCGATAAAGAAGTTTCCTTGGGTGAAAGATTATATAAGATAATAGTTTTACTAGAAGAAACAAACCCAACAAATCTGTTTTTATCTTATCCAAAAATAGAATTAGACTCAGACAATTATTTAGTCAATCAGTCATTGTCATATAAAGAAAACATAACACCAATACAATTTTTTAATGAGGAGTCAGAAGAAGCTAGTGTAGTAGATTATGGCTCAAAATACGATAATACGTATGCCGTAAAGCCAACAGAGAGCTTGCAAAATAAATTTTCTACAGGTTCAGTATTTGATGATAGAGGATACAATATTTACGTTAATAAAAAAGCTATAACAGATGACAGAACATACGAAGTGTTTAGTTGGAGAATAATAGGTAAAATAAATAGAAGCTTCAATTACGCTAACAGGCTAGAGGGTTTGCTGGGCAACACTGCTAGGTCTAGAGGTGTAATAAAAGCAGCAGTGATTAAAGCAAATACAAAAACAAGTTATGTTGATCATCATAAAATTTTTACTAAGTTAAACTTAGAAAATAATCCAATTAATATATTTAATTATATTTTTAAGAACCCAATATCTGAACAAGCTGCAATAGTACCAACTAGTTTAGACGACTCATATTGGACAGTGGACTTGTCAACAATTACGCATGATCAAATAAGAACTTTTGATTTTTTAATTCTTGTAGTAAATTCCAATACAGACATACAACAATATCAAGCAAAAATAACTTCATTTTTAAATAATGGTGGTTGTTTGTTTGTTGAGTTTGAAGGTAACCCTACCCTTTCAGTTAAGTCGCTATACCCTGTTCCATTAACTGATCTAGTAAGCGGTGCTGCAACCACCGTAACCTATAATAGAAACACAGATCCAGCTCAATACCCATACAGTTCATTGAATCTCCATGATGACAATCAATCATGGGATGTCAAGAGTGAAATATTCGACACTGGGTTTGGAGCTTACGGCAAGATAACACAAACTATTTCAGCATTTGCTAGCTCAATGAGTACATATCAGTCAATATCAACTAACATTGGCCCAGTTCTTACGGTTAATAAAATAGGTGCGATTGAAACAGGGGGCGTTAGTGCCGGAACCATTATATCAAATACGGTTTCTATAAATTCAAAGGCTGGCATGGATTACATCCAAGGTGGCGTATTGCCAGAATCATTAAGCCTTGGTTCAATACTATTGACGTCAGATGCAGAGGGTCCATTAAAAGTATTTTATAATTCAATCATGGTTGGTCTAATATCAAAGTACTTTACTTCAGGTAACTCTTCAAACAATACCTCCAGCACCCTACTCACACCAGTCCTAATGCACGCCACTTCTTGGAAAACTTCCTGGGCTATTAACGGTCCAACATCTAATGATGGGTACGTTTACAACGATATATTAATAAAAAACGATAAATTAGACGAGTACGCACAGTTTAGTATAAGCAAAGACCAAAATGGTGACCTGTATAGAACTATAAGCCCGATGTCATACAAGGAAATATTTTTGCAAGACTTTGCTAGCTCAGTGGACAACTCATACGGTGAATTTTATAACTCATCTAATGATGTAATTTCTTATTATATAGAGTTTACCAATGAAACAATTATAGCAAAAAATGGGACACGTCTTACAACTGCTTTAGCTTCAGGGATAACAACACCATACTATACCTACTCCATATCAAGTAGCGAAGCCTTGGGCAGTCCCGTAGTTAAAACTACGACCATGTCTATGCCTTTAAATATCCCTGCAACGTTTGGACAATTTTATATTAAAGATAGAATTAACTCCGTTACAAACGACAGAGGTAATCAAACCAGCGCAACAAATGACGTACCGTTTAGTTATAATTACGATTTTAAAACAAGTTATAGAGCGGTCAGAAGCACTGAAGCTTCTCTTTCTTTTGATCTTTCTTTTCAAGCTGATTTTACATTAAGTCTTCCTATTACTATCAAGAACTTTAAAATAGTTAATGTAAAAGTAGGCACAAAACTAATAAAGGGATCAAATAAACCTGAACCCAATATATGGAACTTTACCAGATCGAATCAAAGCGTATCATTGCAGCCATCATTTGATGTGCCTATAACCAGACTAGGAAGAAGTTTGACAGACAAGTATGCCTGTGTCCAAGACCTAATAAATTATAAGGCAATACATGTTACTGGTAATGTCCAACAGGGAAACCATTTTCCATACACTGGAGATATAGATCTTGGAAATACCCACAAGCAATACTCCTTAGGTCCAAAACCAGGAGATCTTGATACCGGACCTTATGTTCACTATATTCAGTGGTCTTTAAAAGCCGCTGGATATTCAGTGGTAACAGATGGAAAATTAGGGCCACAAACTGGTGGAGCTATAACATCATTCCAAACAAAAGCAGGTCTTGCTTATATAGAGGCGCAAGTTGATTCTGAAACAAAATCCGCATTAGCTTACGTATGGTGTACTAAAGTTCAGGGAGGCACGTTAGCTGATTATAAAACGCAGATAACAAAGTTCTATACAAAAACCCCATCCATAGGTGCGGCAGTCATATCATATATAGAGGCAGCTGTCTTAAGCGATCCAGTCGGAACTGCTTGTACTGGTGCGATACGAAGAATATCTTACACAGGATCGATTGCAAGTAGGACTACAGATCAAATTGAATGTAATTTTATAATAAAACTACCTAATAGTATTCTTGATAGGACAGACAAAGAAGATATTTTGTCGATTAAGATTTTTGCTGGAGCAACAGACATAACAATAACAGGCATTAAACTTACCAAAGAAATATGTAGCGCAACTGCTGGCAAAGATGCTTTTATTGCAAGACGTGATAAAGCTCGAAAAGAAATTAGCTTTTCAGGTGGTCCACGAAATATACCAGCAAAAAGTGCAATAAATTTTGAATTAAATATAAAAAATAATCCTAAAGATAATCAATATAAATACGTGTTGATAGAAGCATATGGGAGTAAGCTTGGCGGAAAGTTTGGACCAGAAGCAATGCGGAATGTTTATTGAGCAAATAATATTTTTTAATACTACAGAAGGCGAATATGAAAACGTCTATGAAGATAGAACGTTTGCAGATCCAGATAAGGTGGTAACTGGTTTTATTGATGTTAAAACAACAAAAGAAGTTTCAGGTTTAACCATTGCAAATACACCAAGAACGGACAAATTTACTAGCGCAGATTTTTATAAGTTACCTTTGACTGTAACCAAATTCTATTACAAAGATACGGACGATGCCGAGCAAGCTTTTACGTACAGAACTGATTCTACAAATAAGATAGAACCAAATCAAGCATTAGTGCTTACCTCAGTCGCTTCTTTAAAAATAGAAAATGGAGTCACAAATGGTTGGGGCGAAATATCTTTGGACATTGCTAAGGCAATTGTTTCGCCAGCTGAACCACTAGTGGTAAGCCAGAAAAAGGTTGCACCCACAGGACAGACGACTTCTTTAACAAGTCCATACATAAACTATGTGACATTAGCGCAAAACAAAGAAACATACAATAGTGCAGACCAAGTAGAATTAACATATGATGTTAACGTCAGTTCATTGAGTAGTGAGGCTAGTTACAGTACTGATGTAGTAATGCCAGTGTCTCATAAGCATTTATATGCAAGCTTCCTAGGGAATAACCAAGCAAAGACCGCTAGAGTATCACCAAAAAATAAGAATAGACTGACTTACCTAGATGGGGTAGTATGTCTTTGTAATGATAGTGGGCTTCCAGTTGGGATGGATGTATCTCTGGCTACAACTTTAGAAATGAGAGGAATGATAGGTGACTTTAATTCTATAACTAATGTTTATTTAGAAAAGAACTCCAACTTTGCTTCTGATGGTTTGGTATACGGTTTCTATGATCTAGCAGCAAAAAAGTTTTTGGGAACAAATATTTCTTACTCAGAATACCTAGAAAAAAACGGTGCTCAAAATATTTATATAGCCTTATTGGCAACAGACTATGATGGTAACACCACAAATGACGACATAGACTACGCTGGTTTCCAGACTATACCAATCACCAACATCAATGTTCCTAATAAACTTATATGTCCGATATATAATGTAAAGTTTAAAAATAAAACAGCAATACAACTACAAAAGCCACAAAATAATTTAAGTAAGAAAAATCCATGGCACGTTGGTATATCTTCTGGATCATTTACTAAAACGTATGAGTTAGATTTAGATAAAATATATAACAAAGATATTTTTTGGTTAAAACAATATGCATTAGAAGACAAAAATACTTGTACTGTAAAAGCTTTTTATGATACTACTAATTTTAACAATGTTGGTTGGTCAAAAATACTTGGAAAACCATACATAGATATTAAGCAGGAGACTCCTATCATAATAGACTCTAGGTCTATTAAGTTAAGACAGGTTCCATTTGCGGTTATGCATGAGCCATCTGATGATCTGTCTTATTTTAGCTCGCCAATAAAACCTTTTGTCTTTGTTTATATAAAAAATACAACAACAAATAATTGGGATCTTATTCCTTTCTCGGAAATAGCATCTTTTAATAACGCAACTGGGTATATTGAATTTAAATCTATAGCGGTACCTACTGATATTAGGTCTATCAAGGTTGACTATGCGGTGATCTCTTCGGCTGTTCCAATAAAAGTTTTAGATAAAAAAGACATAAAGTTAAATCCATTTTTGTTTAAAGACGATATACAAATTAATAAACCAATACATTTTTATTTAGAGCCAAGAAGTATCCTTGTAGAAAATTCTATGACAATACAAACGGTTAATAATGATATCATTGAAAATAAAAATACTTTAAAGCTTACTAAAAATGGGGACATGTTTGATCCATCTCATCCAAACTATAACCCATTAAACATTCTATTATGTACAGTTTATGTGTCCGATTACAATTTTATAGATACCTTAAGGGTAGATGATTTAAGGCTCAAGGGTGGTGGTTTAACCTCGGTTACTCCACTAAAGGAAATACTAGATCAGTTCCCGGAGACAAGGTCTAACTACGATATACTAGGGCCAGACGGGTATGCTTACTCTAACGGTGGTTATGTTGTTATTCAGTTGCCAGAAAACTTGAAAACTTACATGAGTAATGCTAAAATAAAAGAGACAATAAGCGCTGCTTTAACGGCTGGTGTAGTCTATGATCTACAAAATTATTCAGGTGAAGATTGGTACAAAACAGCATGAGAAAATACATCTCCCCCTACATAGATTCTTATACGTTTGGTTCTAGAAAAGCTGTTTCTGATTTAATTATTTCAGCAAAAAAAGATAAAAGAAGCTTAGGCAGCTTAGCTAAAAACCTATCTGCTATGTCAAGCCTCAATAGTTATAATGGTCTTTACGTTCAGCCTTATAACTTAGTTTCTTTAGAAGCAATTATAGATTTTTTTAGAGATATTAACATTAAAACAAGACAGTATTTTGATTCTTTAAACACTGTCACTTATTCAATGAATAGTTATTCTAATGTTATGCACTCAGAGATAGCAAAGTTAGAAAAAAATATTCAAGAGCTGCAAATATACGCAGACAACTTTGCCTTTATTTCTGGTGAAGATGATCTATTTAATGGTTCATTCGTTGAAACATTCTCTGATGACACTAACTCCTATCTAAACGAGGATCGCTCACTTCCATTAAAAGATAGAGATGGAAGTCTTTTTGATGACAGTAAGATTTGTAACGTAGATGTAATTGCTGGCACCTTAAAAAACGGAGCAGCTTTTAAAAAATTAGATATAAATCCCATAGTCAAAAACTATATCAATAATTATTCTAATTATATTTCAAGCTCTTCTTCTGTAGAAGATATTTTTTCTGAAAAAGCTAACAAAGCTTGGAGTGTTACCATTAAGTCACCTCGAATAATATCTGACTCACTAACTGGCTTACAAGATAAGCTTGGCTATTCTTACCCGGGAATTTCTGGGGCTCAAGCCTCTATTGTAATAGAGTTTTCTAAACCCCAAGAGATGAATTGCATAAGGATATCGCCAAATATTGGAATTGATTTTCAAATTCTGCAGGTGATTATAAATAGTTCAAATGATTTAACATTAAATTCTAATAGTTCAATAGGAAAAATACTTCAATCTCCATTATTGATTGATTCAACAAAAGATATTTCATTTAGTCATAGCACGGTACGCTCTATAGAATTAGTTATTAATCAACCAACTTATAGAAAAATAGATAGAAGAGCAGCAGCAGCAGAAATGCAAGCGCGCACGTTGAATGATTACATTAAAAGCGTTAGAGATAAAAGAGTTAATAAGCATGACAAACTTCAGGATTTAGTATACTCTTATTTCAGTAAAAGAAATGAAACATCTTATTTAAATACTAACAATAAATACACTCCAAATAATTATTCTTATAGATATCCGTGCGATGACACCGAACCAATCTATGGTTCATTGTCTTCTTTTTTAGAAAACAAGAAGTCGTTTGTTCAAATGGATATGGAAAATAGATTTAATTCTGCAGATCAGTTGACTAATCTTGTAGAATCTGTTGTCTCCCATGTCCTGGGCGGAAAATTTAGAATGTCACCCAGTGCCTACCTTTCGGTAAGAAATAGTGATAATCCCTTGTCTATTTCCGACGTACAACATAACGGATTTATGCACGTAGGTAACCCTCAGGGCCCACATGGGCAAGAAGTGCAAGACCAAGAGAATCTTATGGACATGGCTGACAGATTTGATCTTGGTAAGTCTTCGTATTCGTTAGAAAATATAGGATCTTATGAATATAGTTTTTCTATTAAATCTTTAAAGTTTGGTTTGATAGATAATCTTACCGCCCTTGCCGCAAACCAGGTTAATTCCTCTAGTCAATCCTTGATGGGCAATGGACTATCAAACAGCAAAGGCTATTACGTATCTAAAAAAATTAATAGCGGTGGTTTTATTAATCAAGTAAAACTAAAATCAGAATATTTTATTCCAAAAAGTTTAAATCAATTATTAGACTTAAAAGAAACAGCTTCCATTGAGTTTTCTATCACGACAAAGAATATTCCGACACAAGAATCTGATTGGATACACATTCTTCCTTATGGTATAACAGATGTATCTGCCGAAGTGTTGTACCCAAACACCGGTACTGGACTTTGCACAATGCGCTTTTTTGCAAAAGCAAATTCAATTAAATTATATAAAAACGGTAAGATTCAATCCGAAAATGCGTTTAGAGTTATCGGTTCAGAGAATGTAAATAGCTTGCAAGTGATAAATCCGGATGCATCAGGCGTGTATGTAGTTAGCTATTCAATCGATGCCTCGTTTAAAGATCCAAATTTAATAGATTTTTCTCAACTATCTATTAATAATTTTTATTTAAGAAGTTACTCAGATCAATATGGCTTAGGAGAAAAACTATCTACGCAAGGGGTTGAAAATAGAGCTATTCTTTCGTCTGACCCATATATAGATTATTCTAAATTTGAAGGATATATATATTCTACAAACTCAGGGACAATAGGTTATGATCCAAACTCTAACTACTCAGAGTATAGCCCAATAAGTGTTATACTAGAAGATGGAACACCAGCTATTAATCTAACTAACTATCTTTCTAATAAATATATTAAGTACTCAAATCCATCTGATAGTCAAACGCAAACTTACTACATACAAACAGGGAAAACACTTGCTTTTTCTAAAAAAACTACTAACTTTAAAGCTTATTACGATTACATCCCTGAGTCCCTTAGGTACAAGATAGTGATAAGAACACTTGACCCATCAGTGCCTAATAGTGCGTTCGTGGATAATTTAATATTAAAATTCCAAATGAAAAATACAGATCAATTTGTTAATAAATTGCTAAAGGTAATATAAAATGGCACAATTTTCACCAAACACAGTAGGCTACGACGTTGCCGTGTATAAGATATCGGGTTTTTTTGACAAGTATTATAATTCAGGATTTAAAACCCATGAAGAATTCTTAAAAGAATATCAAATACTGTTACAGTCAATTTCCAGTTCAGCTGGCAATGTTATGACTAACTATGAGCCGGTTACAAAACGGACAACCACCAAGGTCTGCGCATTTAAGTAAGTATGCAACTGATATAAGCGCAGACTCAGCTGTAGTATCAAAGCAAATAGATTATTTGTCATCAAAAACTATATCTACTTTCAATTTATTTTCTTCAGAAATAGAAAAAGAATCTAACTTTCTTGAAAGAATAAATTCAAAAATTAAAGTACTCCAACTGTATTCTAAAAGTTCAAGCGAAGATATATATTACTATGGCGATTCTTTTGATAACTTTGACAACGTAGATACATCAGCTAAGTATGATCTCCCCTTAGCTTCTACTGTAGATGGTTTTCTTAGCTTACCTATTGTCAATAGCTCAGTATGGGCCATAGATTCAATAGGTATAATAGACAAAGACGAAAATGGTAATCAGCTGTCTAATGGGTTTTTGGGCAATAGCCACATGGCTATCCAGAGTACGACCGCTACAACACAGGCCCTTGCAAATACTGCGTCTTCATATAAGTATCTCTTTGAAGGTGGAAAATCTTTAAATAATGTGGCCAGTGCCTACAAGGATAAAAACCCAGACACATATTTTGAATACGAAAAATTAAATGTTACTAATACCAAAGGTACTAGCCAGGACTATGAGTTCCAGTATAAGAACAAAATAAATAACCAAAATTTAATTTATCAATGGAATAACTCTGATAACACTCCTCTAAGATTAGTGCTTGAAGTTTCCAAAAGGGGTTCTGCTCCAGCAAATAGTATTTCTATAACACCATTTTTTGGATATGATGAAATAAACATCACGCCAATTAAAATAACATCTATAGTTATAGAAACAATTGACTCAGGTTTCAATCCAAAAGAAGAAATACTTAGCTCATCAATTACTGTGGGACCTACCGCTATACCAACATCGGTCACCGATTCTAACAATTTTTTCTTTAAAAAAGCTGTTATCAAATTTGCAGAAAGAAATGTTTCAAAAATAACCGTTAAAATTGAGCAGAGTTCTTCGGCTGGTGTTGCTATCAAGCACGCTTACTGGACGGTTGCTTCAATCAACGCAAATTATGAATTTTCCGCAACAGATTATACATCTTTTGGACAAGACAATAAGCCTGTCCCAGAAAACATTTGGTCAGGCTCTTCAAGGTTTAACCCAAGCTTAATTTACAATAAATCAACTATATCAAGTATAACCGGCGTAGAATCCTCTCTTGATAGGTTAATACCAAGCATATCAAATCCAACTGAAATAACTGGTGGGTCAGATTTATCTAGAAGGGTAACTATTAGTGGGGTGCAAGATGTCCCGGTCACTTATTATGTCATGAAGGCTTTTGATAAAAAGAAAAATAAAGATGTTTACGTAGAAAGAATATATGTTTTAGACCCAGACGAATTTGCAAATGAAATTAAGCAAGTACCAGCAGGTAAAACACTTTATGTCAATTGGTGGCCTGCATCTTCTAAAATAATAGGCTACGACACACCAGGCAACGCTAGGGCTTTTTATAGCGCAAGTAATATAAATGATCCAAAATATGATGCAATTTTAAAGCCATTTTTTGCAAATCCAAATTATTCACAAGCAACACCAAACTTTGTCCCTCCAGAGGTTCATGATTGGTGGGCTTTAAAATATAAGATGACTGGTGTAGAAAAAAATTCATTCTTTGCGGGAACTAGTACACCATCTTATTACCTGGGCGAAAGATATAATATAACTGAAGCTCAAATAATTCCAGAACAATTCCAAAAAATAACAAAACCACAAGTTCGATATAATATAAACTTAAATAAAAATTATGAAATTATTAGAGATGGCGATAAGATAGATGACCAAACAGTCGCCGCCAAAAGATGGTCAATTGGCTTGAGGGATGTATCAGTAGGTAATGAATTGTACAATACTTCGGCAGAGATAATTTCTAAGCCTTTTAATTTTCCGTATCCAGTAGAGTACCTGATGCTTTACTCTGATTATAGTATCCCCGTTGCCGAGATGGCAAATGAATTTTCGGAACAAACTGAATTTATTAGCTACTATATTTCAGTAGAAGGAAAAGATGGTCCGTGGCTGCCAATATCTCCTGTTGAGAATCCGTTTAATTCAAATATTCCAGAAATATATTCGTTCAGTAAAAATATTTCAAGCGAATTAAGGATACCTGGGATAGCCTATGTTGACATTAACTCTGAAGTAAACTCGGTAAGAGTAAGAATAAAAATTAGAAAACCAAACATGTTGAACGGAACACCACTTATAAACTACTACCAATTAGCAGCAAAGGTAAAGAGAGCATGATAGAGGACATACAAAAAGCAAGGTTTCTAAAAAACCTCTATAAATTAAGCTACGCTTACGGAAAATTGCTTGATGACAATTCATTAAAAAGGGCATACTCAGAGTACTTTAGGGTCAATTCACCCGGTGCTCCTATTGAAATTAATCCAGAGATCTTGAGATCGCAAAACGTAGCAAACGTAGATGATTTTAACTCCATGATGTTAAAAACAATATTTAATATGGATATATTATATGATGCAAGCCATGAGGCAGTGGAGGACATGTTTCAAACCGTGACTTCAATCAATAATAGGATAGATAACTTAAGATCCAAAAGAGCTACTTTAGAAAAAAAAATTGATGATCTAATATTTAATGTAACAAACTCAGATGGTTTCTACGCATCTTTTACAGAAGAATTTACAGACATAACTTGCATAGATACAAAACTATCTTCAGTCTACTACGACCAAGAGTCTCGTAGCTTAAGCTTATCAAGCGTAGAGTCTGGTTCTTTTAATAGACCAGGCAATCAAGGCACGACGGCTGCTGGAGTATCTTACACCGTGTACGAAAATGGCACTTCTTCAGTAACAGCAAGGGATATTGGCGCTCATTCTACAAACATTTTTGACGGCTTAAACGATACAAACTGGAGTTACACTCATAGGTCTACGCAGCCAGCAATAGTTTCAATGCAATTAGATATAACTCCGATGTCTGGAGATATTATATCAAAAGTCTACGGAAGACTATCTTCAGATAAGCCAATCAAAGTTTTAGCTCATATATCTGGAGCAGCGAATCAATCAACTGAGCCAATGGTATATTCTGGCCAATCAGAAAAAGACTTTGATAATTTTGTTTTTAACTTCGAAAGCACTTCGCCAAATTTGGTAAGCATTTTCTTAATAAAAAATCAACCAGATAGGATTACGACTTCTAATTCAGGCGCTTTTTATGAGTATGATTTTATTATAAGAGATATAGTATTTTCTGGTCCATATTATGAAACATATGGTTCATACGTTTCTAATCCTATTTCTTTAAACTCTACAGACAATACGAAGAACATAATAGACGGGGTGTCGATAGATGTTGTCAGTCAAAACACCAGCGCTAATTCACTAGATTTTTTTGTAGCAAAAAATGTCGATAACGCATCAAGCATAAACGACTATGCTTGGATACCGATCTCTGCACAAAATACTTTAAACAAAACTAACCCAGATGTTGTAGACTTTCAAGGCTCTAATCTTGTTTACTCTACCATTGTAGAGTCTTCGTCGCAATCCACCAGTTCGGACACATTAAAATATTTTTCTACTCAACCATTTACAAACATACCAGGGCTTGAAGGCGTATCAATCTATAAAGTCGCAAAGCTTGACCCACAAATACAATATTCTGAACCAATAATCCTAGAAGGATACAACAAATTCTCCTGGTATAGGACGAGCTATAAACAAAACTTATCTAGATCTTTATCGCAATGGAAAAATGAAATAATTCCAGAGCTAGCGTCCAATAATGTTATTGAATCCACCGAAGATATGTCTTCTTCTCCCGTATTTTGGACTGCGCCAAACTTAAACGACGGCGGTAGTGTTCTAATAAGTTTTGAGATTTTAGTTTCTTCTGATGTTAAAATAAAGAAAACAATATTAAAAAACGATGACAACGCAGCCCTTTGGGATATGTCAGTGTACGTAAACGGTGTTCTTATTAGGAACATACTTCCTGGCCAGTACTCTGACGAGATAGAGTTCAATCTAAAATCAGGCAAAAACAATATTGCAATAGCAATCGATGCTGCGCCTAGAGCAACTTCTGGATCGACTGGTGGGCTGTATGGATCTTTGACTTTCTTACAGGGTTCTAGAATTACTGACTACGGTATGGTATATCAAAACTATTTATCTTTAATCAACTCAGAATTATTTAAGAACAACAATAATACAATCAATGCATCGTTTGCAATAAAGAAGATAGACACAATTGATTATATAATATCTAACAAAAAAATAACTCCAGGATCTAGAATGTATTATTATGTTAATAACTCAAACAACGATGTTTCTTCTATAAGAATAAGAGCAGATTTTAGTAGGCCAATTGGGGATCCAAAATCTACACCAGCCATCACATCTTATAAAGTAAAGTTTAAGAGATCAGACAATGTAAAAGACGCTGCAAGAAAAACAGCCACTGATATTCTAAGAGGAAGGTCAAGTTGAGTATTTTATGAAAAGTTATTTCTATAATGAGTTTGATAAAAGCCAAAATATATTTCAACCAATCCTACAAAGATCAAGACAAATATATAGAGGGCATAGAGAATCTGGAAAGATCAATTTAGAACAAGATCAGTTTAAAATGGACGTGTCTCGATTAGAGGCAAGAATCCAGGGAGCTTCATCAATCCTAAGAGTAATGTCAAAAGTTGGTTACCACCATGATTCTGCTACCCCTTTAACTAACGCAGCAACACCATTTTTTAATGCACAATACAGAATTTTTGGGCAAGGCGCAACACCTTCCTCAGTAGAACAAACGGTTTTTATAGAAGACATATTAGAGTTAAGCAGTAATCTAAACAGAATTCTAAATAAAATAAAAACCCTAGAAAATCAGGAGAAATAAATGTCAGAAGAGATATACACCCAAAAAAGAACTAACCAATATGGTGGCAATTATTCATCAGCAGACTATAATAAAAGAGTTGAAGAAAATTACCAAGACTTAGTTTCTTTGTATAATAAATATAACATAATAGACACTAAGATTGAGTCAAGTTTTAATAGGATTATAACCGATCATATTTTTTTGGCCCAAGCAGTCAAAGATGCTTCTGACAGACTAAAGGCTTTAGAGGCTAATGAAAAAATGGTAACACTTCATTCATTTAGCCAAATCGACAATGCAAGATTCTCCGGCACTGATTTGGCAATAGGTATATCTGAACAGCTGTCGTTCAACTCTATCTATAACTTTGTGACACTTCCACTTATCTCTGGCCCTTCTATCTCAATTATGAAGACCTACAATACATTAGGCGAGCAGGTAATACCTAATTATATTAACCTTAGAGTATCCCCAATCAACTCTTTGGATGTGCCAGGGGCAAAGATCGATACCACACCACCGTACTATGCTCTGTATGATAGGGCTGATCGAGTTTGGAAAAGATCAATCATTTCTGACACACAGTCGGACGCTGGTGCTCTTACATATCTTTATATTAAAGTTCCAAACGCATCTTCAAATTTAAAAATTAATAACTTAAGGTTTAGCCCCTATCCAGTCAATTCAGTAGATATATTATCAGTGGAGTACACCCAATCGGTTAACCCATCTTTAACTTCTGGTGATTCTTGGAGAGCGTTAAACGTTAATGGCTTGTATAACAACGACCCAGATGCAGTAGGGTATGTAGCCCCTGGTGGTTGGAGTAATAATCAAGTCTCAGATGCAATAGTAAATTCTGGTCCGCTTTACTTTAATTGCACCATAACCAAGACCGACAATAAGCCAATAACTGGTTTTAGAATCCAAATGAGACAAAGAAACTACATAAAAGAAAATGGTAAATTTGTTTATACCTATGGTCTATCGGACCTAGACATTAGAGCAGACAAGTATATGCCACAAGGCAAAATGTTTGTTAAATTTGTTGCGCCTAAGGATACATTAATTTTTACGGTTACAGGTGTAACTCCAAAAATCTACAATGTTCCTCTTAGTCTAACGCAGCTTGCGTTTAGCTCTAAAGTTTACTACCCAACCGCAGGTGGAGGCTACAGCCAAACTCCACAAGGCGGATCTGCTTTGATCTGGGTGGAAATAACAATGAACGAATTAGATGATGGAACAGTCCCTATCCTCTCTGATATCATTATTGAATACAGTTAATTTACGTTAAGCTAGTTACTATATAATCCAGATCAAATAATTTTAAAAGGAGTTTTAAATGACAACGTTCTATGTAGGACCTAGACCAGTATTAAGAGGCCAAAATTCCAAAGACATGGTGAACCCATACGTCTCAATGACGGGCAAAGCCAAGTCAACGGGCACCTATTCATTCTACCCACTGTACGCTACTAGCCAACTGTTGACTGGTGCACCAGACAACAACCATGTACCAGGAACCGGTAGACACCCAGGCAACGTATTTCTTTCGCAGCTTCTTAATGGGAGTACCCTCTATGTGCACCCGCTTTCTGGAACATTCGCTGATGGTACGGCAACATATGATGGCGCAAGATATAAGCCACTGCTATTCAAGGGCCTAGACTCAGCTCAGGCACTTGCTGGAGGCCATGCAGTTGATCGTGCAAGCGATTATGCCCTCTACAGCAATTATAAGTTTGATGGAGTTGCTTCAGCAGAAGCATTTGCTAACCTAGGGCACGCTGTTGGTAGAACAACCGGCATGGCTGCTTCGTTTGGTTTGTTTAGACCTGATCAGCTCAATGGTGTTCCAAGCGCTGCAGTTTTCACCAGCGGTTATGGTCAAGCAAATACAGTAAGCGACTATGGCAGATATAAAGTACAGGAATATAAAGGTGTACCGTCTGCAAAGGCTCTCTAACTATTACAAAAACCCTGTATCTTTAGAAAAACAAAAAGATACAATCTCTGGCGATTATGCCTGGCTTGTTTTAGCTACATCTATAGCGGCATATGATATCTATGCAATAAAAAGCAAAAAAGCAGAAACTCTTACTAAATCTTTTTGGAGATTTACAGAAAAACCACTAACTTCAGTGGTAGCATATGCTGCATGGGGTGCATTAACAGCTCATCTGTTGGCAGAAAAAAAGATAAGAAAAAACATTTGGAAAGATAAAGATCCGGAAAAATAGTCACGTTATAATCCCACGAATTAGCCAGTGCCTTGGTATACTATACAGGGCATGACGATTAGTTATTCAAGTCCCGTCGCCTAGACGGGACTTACTTATTTATACGGTTACTTTATATGTTTTTCTAATTTTAGACAGGTGGTTATGGTGTCAAAAAACTTACTTGAAAAAGTCATAGCGGAAAACGCTATGCCCATAGAGCTAGCCGAAGAATATCTCAAGCTATATATAGCAGACGTAGAGTGGTCAGAACATATACAAAAGTTGTGGGGGAACTTCTATAACAAAAACAAAAACGAAGAGCAGTCAAAGGCTTTGGTCAAAAGAGCAGTCAGTTGCGCTATACTTTTGCCTGGCATGGATAACACTCAGATACCAGACCCTCCTCATTCTTTATTATTTTGGTGCACAGCTTGGGCTCAATTCTACGAGCGTGATTGGTTTGAGCTATTTAAAGAAGTAGTGACAACTGACATAGAGATTAAAAATAATAGAAAACAAATAATAGAACTAGGTATAATAGATCCAATTGACTATTCGCCAATGACAAGACAAGCATTTAATTGGCTGTACGACAAGGCTGAGTCAAGCGGTTGCATAGACGTAAATAACAAAAGTTTGGTTGCGCAAAAGCTAAAGAATCTTGTTACAATATATGGTGGAGCTGTAGTATCCAGTATATTCATAAGCCATAAAGGGCTTCTACCAAAGGTTACTAACTGGAGAAGCGGTTACTTCTTCGAGAAACAAATATATAAAGTATACAATTTAGAAAAAATACTCAAGATAAAAAAAATGGAATTAGCAAAAACAAATCCAAAATACGTAAAAACATATCAGAACAACTAAAACAAGGAGACATAAAGAGTGTTACAAGAATTAGAAAACGGGAATCCCGACTTAGTCCCAATCGAAACTAAGTCCATTGGCGCTTTTGTCTTTAGGCTCACGGATGATTTTATCCAATCATACAGAAGCAAGACACCACCCTTCGGCTATATTGACGCAGCTGGAAATTCCGTTGGTGAAATAACATTTCTTCGTACATACTCAAGACTAAAAGAAGATGGCACAAAAGAGACATGGGTTGATGTCTGTGAAAGAGTAGTAAATGGAATGTACTCCTTGCAGAAAGAACACTGCAAAAATAATAGACTTCCATGGAACGATGCACGAGGCCAAGCAAGTGCGAAAGAAGCATTTGATAGATTGTTTAATCTAAAATGGACACCACCAGGTAGGGGCCTATGGGCCATGGGCACTAGTATAGTGTCAGTGCAAAAAAACTCTGCTGCTTTACAAAACTGTGCGTTTGTTTCAACGGCAGAAATGAATAAATTTAATCCAGCAAAGCCATTCGCATTCCTTATGGAAGCATCGATGCTTGGTGTTGGAGTTGGTTTTGATGACAAAGGTGCCGATAAAGATTTTAGTATATACGAACCATTAAAAACGGAAAATCCTAATGTTTATATTATTCCGGATACAAGAGAGGGATGGGTTGAATCACTTTCTATGTCGCTTAACTCATACCTAAAACAAGGACAATCAGAAGTAACATTTGACTACTCAAAAATACGTCCAATTGGTACTCCTATAAAAACTTTTGGTGGAGTAGCTGCAGGCCATGAACCATTAGAAAAGCTGCATAAGCATATCAAGCGCATGTTTGATAAAAGATCTGGCGAGAAGCTAACTAGAGTAGACATAGCTGATATAGGAAACTTGATTGGTGTGTGTGTTGTTTCTGGTAACGTCAGAAGATCGGCCGAGCTGTTAATAGGACGCTTAGACGATGACAATTTTATTAATCTAAAAAACGCTAAAGTTTTTCCAGAAAGAAATTCATACAATAAAAACAATAGTGGATGGGGTTGGATGTCCAACAACTCTGTTGAAACTAAAGTTGGAAGTGATCTTAGCGGTATAGTAGATGGCATAGCTAGAAATGGAGAACCAGGAGTTCTTTGGATGGATCTGTCTAGAAAATATGGAAGACTATCCGATCCACCAAACGATAAAGACTGGCGTGTTGCCGGCTATAACCCATGTGCAGAGCAGTCGCTAGAATCATATGAGTGCTGTACGCTAGTGGAGACCTATTTAAACAGACATGATACCCTAGAAGACTACAAGAGAACATTAAAGTTTGCATATCTTTACGCAAAAACCGTAACACTGTTACCCACCCACTGGGAAGAAACAAATGCGATCATGCAAAGAAATAGAAGAATAGGAACATCAATGTCTGGTGTTGCTAACTTTGCAGACAGAGTTGGGCTTCCAGTGCTAAGAGAGTGGATGGACGAAGGCTACAAAACAATCCAGAGATACGACAATGTTTACTCTGAATGGCTTGGTATCCGTGAGTCGATTAAAATGACTACAGTAAAACCATCTGGCACAGTATCTATACTTGCTGGAGAATCTCCTGGGATCCATTGGACTCCAGGTGGAAAATATTTTTATAGAACAATTAGATTTTCTAACGACGACCCGATGCTAACCCTTTTTAAAATGGCTAACTATAGAATAGAAGTAGCAGCTGAATCACCAGAAACAACTTCGGTCGTTTATTTCCCTATTAAATCAGACTCTGTACGTTCAGAAAATGATGTAACTATTTTTGAGAAGATGTCACTAGCTGCAATGGCACAAAGATATTGGTCAGACAACTCAGTTTCTGTAACCATATCTTTTAATCCAGAGACAGAGACCCAGCATGTTGGAACCGTTTTGCATATGTACGATGGTCAACTCAAAACTGTTTCATTTTTGCCTCAAGGTGGAGCCTATGCGCAGATGCCGTTTACCCAGATAGATCAAGAAGAATATGAAAGTAATCTTTCTAAGATATTCCCAATTGATCTTCAGGGAGTGTATGCTGGTATGGCAAAGGACGCAATAGGAGAAAACTATTGCACTACAGACTCATGCGAGATAAAACTTATTAAGGAAAATACCAAAAGCTAATTAATCTATTAACCTAAGAACGGGGTATTATGTCTGAAAAAGATGATTTAAATAATAAATTTTCAGAAATAACAGAAGAAATTGCCATAGATAATGTAGATAAAATAATACAAGAAGAAAAGATTAACCAAGTACAAAAGTATTTAAGTATAATCGAATCTTTAAGCTATTCTAATATTGATATTAATATGGTATTAAATGATTTAATTAACGACCCTTTATTTTCTTTAGATAAATCAGTGTATGATATGATTGAAGACCTTTATTTTAGTTCAGAAAAACTTAGAGAAGCTATCGCTATCTTTTATGTGGATTCTATGGTAGAGTATTATGATGACATCGAAGATGGAGAAGAAGATGAAGATAGAAGAATATGATGAAAATTTTACAGAAATTTCACCAATAGTTACTTCTGGCATAGACAAAGAAAGTGATCATTTAATCACTGTACTAAATAATGGGTACGTAAAACTAGTCGATCACATGGGGACTGACGTTTCCGTAGTTAATGCAGCTAGAGCTTCTTTTGCAAAGGAAAATACCACTAAAGAACTCACAGTTGCAGACGCTAGATTGATTAATTTTTTAGCTAGAGAAAATCACATGTCTCCATTCAGACATGCTTTTATTACCTTTGAATTTAAAGCTCCGCTCATGGTAGCTAGACAGCATTGGAAATATGTAGTGGGGTCTGACCACACAATGGATTCGTGGAACGAGTCTTCTAGAAGATATATAACTATGGACCCTGATTTCTATGTCCCAGGGGTAGAAGATTGGCGCATGGCCCCAGAGGATAAGAAGCAAGGGTCTGAGGGCTCAGTAGGCCCCTGGATTGGCTCCGTATTGACGAACGAGTTGAATCGATACATAGAGCAAGGTGAGGCACTTTATAATATGGCCATGGAAAATGGCGTAGCTCCTGAGCAGGCCCGATTGTTCTTGCCGGCATATTCTATGAACGTAGTCTATAGATGGTCAGCCAGTTTACAATCAGTAGCTTTATTTTTAAACCAAAGACTTGCAGAAGAATCACAAAGAGAAATACAACACTACGCAGATGCCGTTTATAAATTAGTGCAACCACTCTATCCAGTTTCTCTATCATGCTTAGTGGGTAGAAACTAATGTTTATTGATATTTTATTATTGATAGTATTTTCTGTCTGCATTAACTGGTTAGTTTCATTAAATAATGTCCTGCAATTAGAGAAGAATACAAGAACAAGATATCAAATGATCTTATTATCTTTGGTTATAGGCGTAATTTCTGGTTTAGTAGTTGCTATAATATAACCATGTCAGTAGCAATAAAAAAGATAGAGATCCAATAAATGGCAGCGTCAAAATTAAATTACATAGTTTTGTACGAAGGTGTCAGCCAAGTATATGGATGCTCTTCCAAGAAGATAGCAATGGAAACACCTGCGCCACAAGGCATTGACCCTAAAAGCAAAAAAGTATTATTCGTTACGTTTGAGCCTGACACAAATAACCTTTGTGTTTATCAGATAGAAGAAGAAGATGACAAAGAAACAAGTATCTAAGAAAAAAATTAATATAAAACTCAAACCTTACGAAGCGTTTGTTATAATGCAAACCAGTGAGCTTTTGTCTATAGCCGAGTTGCTAGAATCTGCTTTAAGAAAAGAAGAAGATAAGCAATCAAAAAGTAAGATCAACGACCTTGCTTTACGTGTAAGATTAGCTATAAACGAAAACCAATTTATACCACAAGAACAGGTTGGCTATGATGAGTGGGAGTAAAAGAATGTTGGGTCTTGCGGTAACCGCAGTAACTTTTACCATGTTGCAATTATATTACAATAAGAACCAGACGCCCAAGCGCAATAGCTCTATCGAACCTACAGAAAAACAATTAAGAAATAGACTAGAAGAATTTTTTACTGATGATTCTTTAACAAAAGCTCAAGACAAATATGATACGATGGTTAAAATGGGTATGAACGCAAAAGATGCGTATAGAATACTGGGTTGTTCAGTATGATAGACCTGTGTGTAGTAAACCACAATACTGCTGGTCTAATGAAGCGTTTTCTAGATACCCTTCATTTGGATCTAGAAAATAAAAATAGGAATTGGAAGTTGCACATAACAGATAATGATTCTACTGACGAGTTCATAGAATTTATTAGGCATTGGGGTCATAGCTATCATATAGAAAATTTATTCTTGAGAAAGAATATAGGCTACGCTGCTGCTTGTAATTATATGGGTAGTAAAACCAATTCAGATATATTAGGATTGCTAAACTCTGACGTATGGATGACCAACGATGACGTAGATAAGATACAAGCGATATTTGATAGCAACCCGGACATACATATATTGGGCCCTAAGCAAAGAGACGAACATGGTCGAGTAACGCACGCCGGCATGACTGGCACGAGTGTACAACCAATCATGAGAGGTTGGATGTTAAATGACCCTGAAGATATAATGTTTAGAGACAGAGTAAATTGTGTCACGATATCTGGATCAGCTTACTTTATAAGAAGAGAAGTATGGGATGCCATGTTAAATCATCCTAAGTATAAAGAGATTCATCCGGAGGCCCTAGGAGCGTTCTTGCCTACGCCACATTATTACGAGGAGACATGGTGCTCATACTTTGCACGTCACCTAGGATATAACGTAGTTTACGATGGCAGTGTATCAATCGGACATAGCTGGCACGCTTCGTCCGCAAAGCCTGGAGAAGGCGTAAGTCACGTAGACCATTACTTTCCTATATCAAGAGAGATTTTTAGAAAAGCTTGCGATCATATTGGGATCGAACGAGACTAAGTAAACTAATTTTACACAACAATAGAAAGAAGATAAAATGTCAGATCAATTTAATGTTTATTTATATAATGCAGAAGTAGTTAAGGTAGTAGATGGAGACACGTTCAAGATAAATATTGATCTTGGATTTGAAGTACACCTTGGGCCAAAGAGCGTAAGACTTTATGGTGTTAACACTCCCGAAAGCCGTACTAAAAACCTTGAAGAAAAGAAAATGGGACTGGCTGCAAAAGAATTTACTGATCAATGGATTAAAAAAGCTGGCAACTATGTAAAAATTGAAACTATCTTAGATAAGAATGAAAAGTATGGTAGAATACTTGCTAAAGTATGGAATGAAGCTGGCGAATGTCTTAACACTGAAATCGTTAAGGCTGGACTAGCTAAAGAATATTTTGGCGTAGGCGATAAAACTTTTGAAGAATTTAAGAAGGCGTAATGCAAACTTTTTTACCATATCCAGATCTTAAAAAGTCAGTTCGGGTATTAGATTATCGTAGACTTGGAAAGCAACGAGTAGAAACTTTTCAAGTTTTAAATATCTTACTTGATCGCACCCCAACAAAAGGATGGCGAAACCATCCAGTAACACGCATGTGGTCAGGTTACGAATCCGCTCTACAGCTTTATCAAAATTATACTATTCAAGAATGGGTCAACAGAGGCTACAAAAACAATATGCAATTTGAAGAAATATTAATTCTATCTCCACAAATGCCCAATTGGTTTGGCGATGAAGCATTTCATAGATCACATAGGTCTAACCTATTAAGAAAAGACTATGAATACTATAGCCAATTTTTTGATGAGCCCATAGACTTAGAATACAGTTGGCCAGTATGAGCATCACTGTTTATTTAGCTGGAGCAATGGATTACGTTGGTGACTACGCTCTTGGCTGGAGAAAAGAAGCCACTGAATTACTTAAGCAGAGAGACTATAAAGTTCTTGATCCTACCTCTATACCAGAAGAGGATACTATGTCAGCAGAAGAGATAGTCCAAAAGAATTTGTTTATGCAGAAGCGATCAGATATTTTGCTGGTAGAATACATGCTAGAAGACAGAGCTTACATAGGCACTGACTTTGAAATGGCATACGCAAAACTAAACAATCAACCCGTAATAGTTATATGCTCAAAGCAAAATAGTGATCGACCTTATATGAAATATATGTCGACAAAACTTGCCGAGAGCGTTGCTGATGCTGTAGAATATATATCAATACATTATCCAACAAACCAATAAAGGAAAAAAATGTCAGACAATAAGTTCAAATACTTTACGGTAGAAACCGTAACCGTAGTAAAAGCTAATAGCAAAACAGATGCAGAAAAGCTTGCGATGGGCCGTCGTGGTGTAGCAGGAGAGGTTATCCTGAAGACTACAGACGTTGAAAGAATCACTGCAATTCAAGCTCGTAAGCACATCGTTATTTAATTATCATTATTAGCAATCACCAAGCGTGGGGTTCGTCCCCACGCTTGGTTTATCTTTAAGGAAAAAGATGATTTACGGATTAGTTGTAGCCAGAAACGAAGAAGATAGGTATTTAGAAAAATTCCTACAAAGATTATTTACACAAGTAGATAAGATAATATTTACAGATGATTGTTCAACTGACAACACTGTAGAAATCGCCAAGAAGTATGCAGAGGTATATTCTACTTCTGAAAATATGTTCATAAAACACGAGGGTGCCCTTAGAGCAGAGGCTTGGGCTAACCTTGGTAAGCACGCTAAACCAGGCGACTGGGTTGTAGCTATAGACGCAGACGAAATACTGTACACAATGGATAACGAATCCATAAAGGACACATTGGATAAGTCTCCATTCGACGTAGTAAATGTTAGAAGATGCGAAATGTGGGATGAAAATTCCTACAGAGTAGATAAGATGTGGGCTCCGCATAACACTACTAGAATTTTTAGGTATGCAGCTAATGGAGTCTACAAAGATAAGAGATTAGCTTGTGGCTCTGAACCAACCTATGTAGATGAATGGATAAGACTTGGCAATAGATGGTACGACAATCCATTCATAATGCAACACCTAGGGTATGCAAGACTGGAAGATAGAGTATCAAAGCACGAGCGTTACATGACTCTTGACAAGGGTGAGTTTCATAATATAATACACTTACAATCAATATTGGACAATAACCCAACTTTAATTAATTGGGGTATTTTTGGAAACAAAGAGGTAAACTTAAAATGACTATCATAAATAGCAGAGAAACAATAAAAGAATTGACTTATAAAATGTCAAGAAAAGAGCACTTTGCTTTTGTAAACTTCTCTAGGTCAGCACTTCTCGCTGCTACCGGAAAGATACCAGCAGAAAAAAGACCTCCTAAACCTTTTGTAAAGTCAATCATTAATGCCTTAGAGGTAAAGAATAATAATTACATGAAAGCTATTCCTACTCATATGATCGGTCAGGGTTCTGGTTTTTCTGTAAGCGAAATTAAGAGCCTTGATAATGAAAAGATATACGATGCCGGCATGCTTGAGTATTATTATGTTTCTAAAAAAGATATTTTTGATTCTTTTATCGAGCATTACATTAAATACAGCTCGACATTAGTTGTTTCTTTCCATGAAAAAAAGACTATACAAAAAGTTATAGGGTCACCTAAGCATTACCTACAGGTTCCCTACAATGACTTCTATGACAAGCTAGATTCAATTTATGAATCTATAATTGCCTATGAAAATATAGACTACTGCATACTCGATTGCCCGGTGCTAGCGTCGGCGTTAGCTCCTAAAATTTGGGCTAACTCAAACATGTCTATATTAGACTTTGGAAAAGTATTTACAATAGCTAGCAAGTAGTCCTTATGCGAAGAGGTTCAAATCCGCATAAGGACAATGACGATACCGAATACATGGTAGACTTGCTCATGGAAACATCTATGTCTTTAACTGAAATAGCTAAAGAATTAGGTTGGACAATTAACGCTTTGAATAAAAAGATTAATCAGTTGGGTCTTAACTGGATAAAAACTAGACATAAAAAAATGTCCAGAGGTCAAGCAGCTTTAACTGATTTGATGCAAAAGCTTTTGCCCAACGAATCCATAGTAAGCGAACATCATATTGGAGATAGATTAAAGCTTGACATATACTGCCCTAAGTACAAGATAGCTGCCGAGTATCATGGACGTCAGCACTTTTATTATACTGGAAGATTTTTTAATTCAAAAGAAGATTTTGAAGAAGCAGTAGAGAGAGATGAAAAAAAGGCAACACTTTGTCAAGAACAAGGTATTGCTCTTCTAGTCTTTAGATATAACGATAAGCTAACTGAAGAAGCAGTTTTTTCTAGAATACTGGAAGCAATAAAAAACTATGTTCCATCAGAAGAAAAGACTAATAAATATAATAATAAAATATCTGAAAGTAAGTTCTATCAAGACGCAAAAAAGAGATATAATACTATCCAAAGAAAAAGATACAAAGAACTAAAGGAAAAAAATGGCAATAGAAGAAAATAACAATACTTATCCTATTGAGTATCAGATATTTGCGCTATGCCTAAGACACCCTGGTGCAATAAACTTTTTTTACGATAATTTAAAAGCAGATATAGTAGGAATTAACCACGGAGAAAATGGTGTATTCGAATTCTATAATGCAATTCTAGCTTTCCATAAAGCAACACAGCTAGACATAGTTGATCCAATAGCATTTAGGTCTTGGCTGCAAACAGAGACCGAAATATACGAAGCCTTAGGGGGCCATGTGGGCACCCAAGCTATGTTTAATATACTGATGAACATAGACTTGTCTAGCGCAGAGTCCATACTAAAAGTCATAGAACATAAAGCAAACAAGAGAAAACAAATAGACTATCTACAAGAACTGCAGATTTTAATTACACAAAAATCAAGCAAGTCAGATGAAGACGTAGAAAGAATATCTGTTTTAACTAATAAAATTAGAGAATTAGAAAATGATATTAACTATAATCCCTTAGAGCATGTTACTACAGCAAGCGATATAGCTAATAGAGCAGAAGAATTGCTGGTAATACCAAATTTTTTACCAACTCAATTTAAGTCTCTTAACAGAGCTATGGGCTACACTGACGAGGGAGGGTTCTTTAAGGGAGCAGTGCACGCTATCATAGCCCCTTCTGGCAAGGGAAAAAGCACATTTGCTAAGTGCCTAGTTAATCATTGGGTTGAGGTAGGTTATTCGGCATTGTTTATTAATTTTGAAGAAGCTGTGTCCCATTGGGAAAGAGTTCTAATGACTCAAATTATAGGACAAAACGTTTATTCAGAAGCAGGGAAGTGGTCTCAGGAAGAAAAAGATAAGCATCTTAAAACTTTTAAAGATAAGATGGAGCAGTGGGGAGATCGATTCATGGTAAGACATGATCCAGAAACCCCATACTTTGAGGACCTAGAAAGATGGCTTAGAGATATCATGGGCCATAATGCCAAGCTTCCGGACGTTATAGTTATCGACACCATACAGTCCATGTTTACACGAGGCGGAAAAGGTAAGCCAAGATGGGGCGAATTTGAAGAGATGATGGTTCGTTTAGAGAAGTTAGCTAGAGATATGAACTGTGCTTTTATAATAACCGCACAAGAAAACTCTAATAGAATGAAAGAAAAGAGAGAAGTAGTCCAACAATCAGACACTGGTGGCTCTCTTGCTATCCAACAAAAGTGTGCAGTGACTATCTTTATAACAGATAAAAAACTAGCATCAGGCGATGAGTCAGAAGAGGACTATGTAATGCAACTACAGATACCAAAAAATAGAATAACTGGCTCTACATTCGTATATGACCCACCCTTAGTAAGATATAATGATACTACTAAGTCTTACGAAGACTACGAAGTTGTAACAAATGATACCTATTCTACTTCATCTTTACTAGATGATTTATTAAGTGGAGATTTTTCTTAATGATAAAAATAACGCCTAAGGCGATCAAAGATTTTCAAACATGCGCACTGCTTTTTGATTATAGGTACAACCAAAAGCTTCCAGAAACCATCCTTAGTAGGAACGTTGTAACTGAAAGATTTGAGAATACATTAAAGAATGTAATAAATTTCTTTCTATACAAAAGACAAAGCGGTCAAACCCCATCCTATGCTGCTGTATTAAATAGATGGGAAAAGCTTTGGTTTCCAAAAGATACTTCGGCACAAGATATCATAAACGATAAGCACGAAAGCGCTTACGGCAACATGGCTAGCCTAACATCCAAGGCTGCTGGCGTTTTACTTTCATTCTATAATTATTTTTCGGACCCAGAGCTTGTCCCAATAGGCATATCAGAGGACTACAATCTTCCAATAGGAAAAGTCTTAATAACCGACAGCTTTGATATTATTTATATTAAAAATGGCTATACCAATGTAGTTAAATGGGTCTTCAATTACAAGGACAGCCATGAGCATTTGTATAATGTTGACTTTGTCTCGATGCAGTATGCGTATACAAAAAATAGGGACAGTAAAAACAAGAACGTTAGATATGGTTACTTTGATATCATGTCGGCAAATCCCAAAGTTGAATATGTTGATTTTGTTCAGGAAGATGTGGACTCATTGAACTTTTGGGTAGATGAGCTTAGCTCGTGCAACAACTTCGTACCAAGAAGAGGGTTGACTTACTACTGCAAACGATGCCCGTTTGACACACCATGTTCTAAATGGTCTAATTGGAAAAAAGATAAGGAAAATAAAGATGACAAAAAATAAAAACGATAACCTATTAGATTCATTTTTAAAAGATGAAAAAATAGTTTCAATGATAGAAGAAGAAGATGTGATACTAGCTCCTTTATTAAAGGAAATTTCCTTTATATCTAATGATGGATTAAAGTCTTTTGTAAGATCAATATTAGTCAGAGCAGATTCTTTTTGGAAAATACCATCATCTTTCTCTGGAAAATATCATCCACCAGATGAGCATGGCGAGGGCGGTAATGCTCTCCATACAAAGAGAGTGGTTAGGGCAGCAAAGATGCTTTGCCAGTCTCATAGTATGAGTGAAGAAGAATCTGATTTAATTTTTGCAGCTTGCCTTCTTCACGATGTGACTAAAGGTAAGATAGATAAAGATGGTTGGTTTTCTTACGACAAAATGCATCCATATACCGTTGGTGAGTTTGTTAAGTACTGTCAAGAAGATGATAAAAAGTTTGCAAGCGACATCCATTCATCTACGCTGTACGTAAACGAAGATGATGTTCAAACAATACTTAGACTTGTAAGATGCCACCTTGGCCCGTGGTCCCCCATACCGGAAACCGTACCAATAACTTACCTAGATCAAATAGTGCATGTAGCAGATAACATAGCTTCAAAGATCCACTACATATTGGATGGCGATGATATCATAGAGGGTAGATGGAAAGATCATGGAACCACTACTTAATAGAATAAATAAAAGAAACTTTCTAGTATCAAATTTAGAAAGCTACATCCAAGAATCTGTTTACTATAGAAGTTATTCGTTTGAGCTCAATAACAAAAATAAAAAAACAATAATCTATAACTTTGTAAATAATTCTGGTAAAGGTAAAATACAGTGAGACCAACTACTGATGAGAAAAAGTTTTTAAAAGACTGGAAATTTGTTGAGGTAGCTAGATACGTTGATTCTTTGTCTAAGGTTATCAGAGAAAAAGATGGCGACGACCCACTGCTAATACCTTTTGACCAAGTTGAAAAGTATTCAGACAAACATAACAATGTTGGCGTGTACACTTCTGTTTGGCTTTACAATAATAAAGATATCAATAAGGCAACTAGATATTCTAATCTATATTTTGATTTAGATAACTCAGATATATCTATAGCGTATGAAGAAACCCTAAAGTTAGTAAGCATACTAAAAAATAAAATTCCAGAAGAAGCTATAAAGATATATTTTACTGGTAAAAAGGGGTTTCATATTGAATGTGAGGGTTCAGCTTTAGGTATAACTCCGTCTAATGATCTCCATGTTCTATTTAGGTTTGTTGCTTCAGACATAAGATCTTCCTATAATATAACAAGCTTAGACCTAAGCGTATATGACGCTAGAAGAATGTGGAGATTGCCTGGCAGCAAACACCAGAGCACTGGCTTGTACAAGACGCTTTTAACTATAGATGAATTTAACAGTGGTTTAGAAACTATCTTTTTAATTAGCAGAAACTTTAAGTCTAGCGAATATCAAGATGTGGACTTTGATTATAAATCGAATGAATGGTATAGGGAATATTCCTATAAAATGGAAGCAGATAAAGAGAGAAGTAAAGATTACCTTTCCTATTTCAATAAGCATGGGTCTAAAGGCTTAAAGCAAATAGATGATTCACCAAAAGTATTTTCTCCACATGTTCTATTTAAAAACTGCCCAGCAATAAAAAGAATATATCAAGAAGCTAAAGAAAAACATGACATAGATCATGAATCAAGACTGTTTCTGTGCTCAATTTTAACATACACAGATGATGCCATTGAGCTTCTACATGAAATACTAAGTCACTGTAGCGACTATAACGTACAAAAATCTACATCTCATATAAATGATTGGATAAAAAGAAGAGAAATTGGGATAGGAGGCAGACCATACACTTGCGAAAGAGCAAACTCAGTAGGCGTTGGGTGTGGCGATTGCCAACTAGAGGGAAGAAAGAAATGGGTTAAGGTTGGAGAAAAATTTGTAGAAACAAATATAAAATCTTCTCCTTCACCAATAAGATTCGCATACAAATCAACTAAAAAGGAGAAAAAAAATGAATAATATAAATAATCCAGATGATGTTATCGGCGTATGTTCTGAATGTAATTCAGATCAACCTATGAGCTATATGGAAAAAAGCCCATTTGCTCAAGCGGGGCAGCCAGTACCATGCAAGTTCTGTGGCGGTATAGTTTTGATTACATACAGAGAAACTAGAAACAACACAATAGATAGCAGCAATAAAGGTAGAGGCATAAACTAATTAATGAAGAATTGGACAAACCTACATAACCACACTGTTTTCTCTATGCTAGATGGGCATGGAGACGTAGAGGAATACCTAACTAGAGCCAAGGATCTTGGCATGTTGGGCTTAGCTACCACGGATCACGGTAACATACACTCGTGGTTAGACTTCTACGATGCTGGTATGGCATGTGGTGTAAAGCCAATACTTGGTTCCGAAATGTACCAGGCTAGAAAAAGTAGGTTTGATAGAGATGAAGAGGAAAGATCCGGCCCATCAAAAAATGAATGGGAACAAAGAGGGCCATACCATATAACTATATTGGCAAAGAATAATATTGGTTACCACAACATAATAAAGATGTCATCTAAGGCTTTTACCGAAGGCTACTATGTCAAACCAAGAGTCGATCATGACTTAATATCACAACACTCCGAAGGAATAATAGTTTTGTCTGGGTGTCTTAACGGAGAGGTTTCGCAGGCCCTTCTTAGAAAGGACTATAAAACAGCCCTGAACCACGCAGCAAAGATGCAGCAGATTGTTGGTAAGGAAAACTATTTTATTGAAATACAAAACCATGGCATAGCAGAGCAGCTTGCGATCATACCAGATTTAATTAAAGTAGCTAACCATATAGGCGCAAAGATTATCCCATCTGGCGACTGTCACTACGTACACCAGCGTGACGCCCACGCCCACGACATAATGCTTTGTGTTGCAACAAACTCAAACATTCATACTCCGGATAGATTTTCTTTTTCTGGAGATCATTTTTACCTGCAGTCTTATGATCAAATGTCTTCTGTCTTTTCTAAAGACCAACTAAAAAATACCATGCACGTGTATGACATGATAGATCTTAAGTTAGATTTTGGCGATATACATTTTCCTAATTTTCCAATACCGACAAAAGAAACGTCTACAGAATACTTTGAAAGACTAGCATGGGATGGCCTAAGAGAAAAGTATGGACAAAACTTACCACAAAATATAGTCGATAGAGCAGAACATGAAATCAAGGTAGTAAAAGAAATGGGCTTTCCAGAATACTTTTTGGTTGTTTCCGATCTTGTACGCTGGGCCAAGTCTAATGACATAACAGTTGGCTGGGGAAGAGGTTCAGCAGCAGGGAGTATTCTGTCCTATGCTTTTGGTATAACTAACTTAGACCCAATTAAGTTTGGCCTATTGTTTGAAAGATTTCTTGTAGAAGGAAGAAAGTCGATGCCAGACATTGACTTAGATTTTGATGATAGACATAGAGACAAGGTTATAGAATACGCAAGACAAAAATACGGAGAAGATAAAGTAGCCCACATATGCACCTTCAACAGAACGGGAGCAAAGCAATCTATTCGAGATGCAGCCAGAGCTCTTGGTCTCGATTATGCAAGTGGAGACAGAATAGCAAAGCTAGTACCTCCGCCGGTATTGGGTGTTTCAAAAAACCTAAAAGATTGTATGCAAGTTACAGAATTTAGTGCAGCCTATAACACAGAAGAAAACAGTAAGCTAATCATAGATACGGCATTTGGTTTAGAGGGCGTAGTTAGACAAACCGGAATCCACGCTGCAGGTATAGTTATATCTAAAGAGCCATTGATAGAGTACCTCCCAGTTATGAAAAAAGGAGCGGACAACCCGCTAGTAACACAATGGGACATGGGCAGAGTCGAACAATGTGGTCTGTTAAAAATAGACTTTCTTGGTTTAAGAAACCTTGGAGTGATAGATCAATGCATAAAGATTGTAGAAAAAAGAACAAACAAAAAAATCATACTTGATGACATACCATTAGACGATGAAAGCACCTACAGAGAACTATGCAAGGGAAATGCTATGGGTGTTTTCCAACTAGAGTCTGCAGGTATGCGCGAGCTGATGATACAAATGCAGCCTAGATCAATTCAAGACATCATGGCTTTGATATCCCTCTATAGACCAGGCCCAATGGGTTCGGGTATGGATAAGCTTTATATCGATAGAAAAAATGGTAAGGCTAAGATATCTTATGTGCATGAAAAGATGGAAGATGCATTGGGTTCGTCGTTAGGCATTATGCTTTACCAAGAAGATGTTCTAGCAGTAGCGCGCAGTCTTGCAGGCTTCTCGGCTAGTGAAGCCGATGACTTAAGAAAAGTAATTGGTAAGAAGCAGATGGATAAGATAGCAAAGATAAGAAAAAGTTTTGTTACAGGATGTATTAACAATTCTGGTTTGACGAAGTCAATCGCAGATAAAATATTTTCTGACATTGAGTTCTTTGGTGGCTATGGTTTCAACAGAGCTCACGCAGCAAGTTACGCAATGATATCTTACGTAACGGCATACTTAAAGACCCATTACACAGCTGAATACATGGCAGCTTTAATAACTTCAGTAGCTGGCAACAAAGAAAAACTATTTTTATACCTAAACGACTGCAGAAAATTAAATATAAATGTTCTTCCTCCATCAATTAATAAATCTGGTGTAGACTTTGAGGTTGAGGATGATAATAATATTCTATTTGGTTTAGGTTCAGTTAGTGGCATCGGTGCTTCAATAGCAGAATCAATAATACTAAAAAGAGATACTAAAAAACCATATGTTAGTATGTACGATTTTTTTAGAAGATGCGATCCAACTGTATTAAAAAAGTCTACCTTAGAACATCTATCGTACGCTGGCGCTTTGGATGAATTGATTCCAGAAATGGAAGATGAAGATTTAAATAGATCAGTTGAGCTTTCTATTTTAGAAAAAGAAAAAGAAGAGCTAGGAATCTATGTTACAAAGCACCCCCTAGAGGGGACTTGGGACAAGATGAAACCAAACATAGACGTTGAACTAATCCAAATACCCGAGTGCGTAACCAACAGTTACCTAAAGGTTGGAGGAATCATTACCGCTTCTAAAAAAATAATAACCAAAAAAGGTGCAAGAATGTTTAAGTTTAACATCGAGGACCCAACTGGTGAGTTAGAAATAATAGTATTTCCCAAAGACGCCAAAAATTATTCAGATGATTTTTTTAAAGTAGGCGAAATAGTTTATATATCTGGGGCACTAAATAGGGAAACCGATGATGAGAATTCAAGCTATAGGCTTTTTCTTTCCAACATAGAAAAGATAGATCATGCCACATTATTTAGTGGGAAAGCCATCTATCTAGAAATAAATAGTTTAAATTCAGAAAAAATACAACAGATTTGTGATATAATAAATGCGCACAATGGTAATAAACAGGTTTATCTTAAGGTAAAGAATAATTTAGGGACTTTTGTTTATCGTTTTAATAAAACAACAAACAGAAAAGCAGAAGCCTTATTTGACACAATCATACTATAAATAGGAGAGTTATGGCAGCAGTAGGTAGTTTTCAGAATCCAACAGAAAAAGATTGTTGGAAGTATTGTCATTCTTGTGGCAGATGCGAAAATAAAGAACGCTATACAAAGTGCAACGGATGCAGCGGAAGATACGACCCGCAGGGCATGATAGAGCCGTGTCAGGATGACTTTTGCGACTGCAGAAACGGGATATTAAGATGGAAAACCCAGCAGGGAAGATTGGTAATCACCAGATTTAAATCGAACCCTTACGCAGGCACGGTAAAGATAGAGAAAAAATCAGAAGACGAAAGAGATTGGGACTCTTATGTTAAAGATATGAGAAATAAAATGGGTGATCCAAACTGGAACCCTATAACTATAGTAGGAGACTAATTTTATGTTAAGAGCAGAAGTAGGCAGAATGTACATGGGCAATATAGTTCTCGTGGAGTATGAGTCAATTGATGAAGAAAGCCCTTTATTTTTTATACAGTCTGGTTTAGCGGGATTTAACGCAACTAAAGAAGAGCTTGAGCACCTATACGGTGTGCTTAACTACTGGTTTAATATGGACTCTATAATGAATTGTGTTATCCAAACCAATTCCGTAGACGAGGAAGAGCAGCAATGAAGAAAGAAAACTATGACGAAATGGAGCTAGGTGAAACCGGCTGGGTACCAATGCCTAATGGCACCTATAGAAACATTTACAATAATCATTATATCGATGAGCTCGGAAGAGAGTTCGATGAACACGGAACTTTAATATTTTCCCCTGACAATCTAAAGGAATAAATGATAAACATAAAATCGGTAGCAGATCTTTCTGATTTGGAAAGAATGTCCTTGATGGATCTATCCTACTCTAGGATTGACACATATAAGATGTGCCCAGCAAAGTATTTCTATGGGTACATACAGAAGGAGCCTAGATTATTTGGAGAGGCAGCCGTACTAGGCAATATAGTCCACTCGGTGTTAGAGGACAATCTTTCTAACGAAAAAGATCTAGACATAGAAAGTCTTTTTAATTCTTATGAACAAAAGAAGTCTGAGTGGGATCCTAATTCTATTATTAACTCTGAGCTTATATCTGTTGGCAAAGAGATATTAAACGAATTCTACGATAGACATTCCGGTGAGACCCTACATATTAAACATAAAGAAATGGGTTTTAACTTTATTGTAGGCCCATTTAATGTTAATGGCTTCATAGATAGAGTCGATGAATACGACGACAGAATCGAGATTATAGATTATAAAACGGGTAAGTGGGAAGTATCGCAGAAATCGATTAAAGACAACCTACAACTCGGCATATACGCTCTGGCAGCCAAGCTAGCGTACCCTGACAAGCAGATCTATGCGGAGCTTTATTACCTAAGATCAGGTAAGCGCAAGGGCCATTTGTTTACTGACGAAGATATTCAAGCTGCCTACGATAACCTTATCGAACAGGGTAACAAGATAAGAAATGACATAAGCTTCCCTACCACGTCGAATGAAAGAGTCTGTTCTTTCTGCGACCATGCAAAGTCCGGTGTTTGTGCAACCGGAGTTATGCGCAACAAAAAAGCCCAGAGCCGAAAGGCCCTGGGCTAAGTTGTTTAATTAAGTTAAATTAGATACTGTAAGTTGCGTTATTAACTGAGTCAGCTACAAGGTCGATGCCGTTGTCGCTTTCGATAACTACTTTGATTGCATCATCTGTGCTGTAACCGAGCAGTTCGAGAGTCTTCACTGCCGAGCTCTGCATATCAGCTACAAAATTATTAACTAATAAGTTTAATGTTGTCATTTTATTTTCCTATTCTGAGTGGTTAACTTGTATTTTATTTAAAAGTATTATATAATAGGTATAACTAACAAGCAGTAAGGATATCTCATGAGCATCACAGTTGTCAAGCCAGACGAGTTTTTTTTGGAAAAATCTTTTCAATCAAAACATCCGAATTTTAAAGCCGCTGCTAAGAAATATTTAAATAAAAATATACCGCAAGAGGATAGTGTATCAGCCAAAGGCGGCAAAGGCAACTTGTACAGGTATACAAAAACTGGGTACAGAGAAGACATAGGAATAAACGTAAGGTCTAATTGGGAAGCAAACTTCGCAAGGCTTGCTCTTATATATAAAATAGATTTCGAATTTGAACCAAAGGTTTTTACATATCCAATTAAAAGGGGAACTAAATCTTATACTCCTGATTTTTATTTTAATAAAACTCAAGAATGGATTGAGATAAAAGGCTATCTAGATGAAAAAAGTAAAATTAAAATTAAAAGATTCAAAAGGTATTATCCAGAAGAGTTTAGTAAGTTCACGATGATCATAAGCAGGTACTCAACCGAAGCTAAAAAGTTTGTCGAAGAATTAGAAGTACCTAACGTAATCTTCTATGAAGATATCAGGGACTATTACTTTGAATTAATATACAAATGGGAAGGCAAATAAAATGGCGGCGTACAAAGAACAGTATTACACTTTAGAAGAAAACGAAATGCAAGACTTAATACAAAAAGCAAAAGATGGAAACATGTCCGCGCAAAATGAATTGTTAAAAGTTTTTAATAATTTTTTAACAAAATATTCAACGATGCTCTATTACCGGAAAGTACAACTTGGGGGACTATGACATAAGAAGGTTCATAGCTCTTTTTATAAAAGACAATTACGCAAGGCTAGCGTTAGTAAGAAACAAGATGAACCCTTCCGCTTTGAAAATAGTGAACGAAGCCATGAGGGGAATAACCTACATGGCAAAAAGGTATGGGGACGAAGAAGACATCAGGCAAACTGTCGACATGACATTCTTCCAGTGCATAGGGAGGTACCAAAGAAAAGATTCAGAAAAAGGACCGATACCATTTAGCGCATTTCTTTATAGTTACTTCTTCTATTTGCTAAAGAAAAATGTTGATACATTTTTAATAGATCAGTTAGGAAGGAAAACATTTCCCCTTATAACAGATGATGATTACGAACCAGAAGAAGGGGAGCAACAAGTAGGGTTCAAGGCTCCTCCTGTAGAGTATGATCTAGCAAAATTATTATGCGTTGAATCAATAGATGAAATGTGGGTTCTTGGGGCTACTGCAGCAGAACCTTTCACCCAGCTATCCATTCAGGAGAGGCAGCTGCTAAAATGGAGGTTTGTTGATGGTAAGAAGTCTTCCGAAATAGCAGAAAGAATAACAGAACACCCTAACACAGTTAGGGAACATTTAAAAGATATAAGAGATAAAATTAAATCAATAATAGCATCCTCAAATTTAGAGGATCTTTTTAAATTTGTAAAGGAATAAAAAATTGGAAGATCAAAATCTACGAACACTACATACTCTACTAAGTGATTTTTTAAGCCCTCAAATAACAGAAGTACTTAATGCCTACGCTGCAGGGGAAAACTATAAAAAGTATTTTATTGAAATACCGGATATGGATAATGTAGATTTGGGCATCCATGACCTAGCAAACCTTGTAGCTAAAACGTCAAATGCTTTTGGTAGAGCAGCCAGATTTGCTGGTATGGCTAGAGCTCATTATAAGATAGTAGAAGGTAGATATAAGAGAGTCTACAAGAAAAATAGAAATGGCAAGAACGAAGCGGAAAGAGAAGCATCTGCTTTGACCGCAGCAGAAGACGAGTACGAAGCCATGGTAACCGCAGAGGCAATAGTTAACCTAGCAGAGTCTATGGAGACTTCTTCTAGAATAGCTTCCGAGTCTGCTAGAAAATTAATGGACAAAGTCCAATCCATGCAGATAGCTTCAGCAAGAGAAGACAAAGGCATGCATTCCGAAAGCGAGTACACCCCATGGTAATGTCAATAAAATATATAGCGCACTATAAGTGCGTGGAAACACCGGAAGAATTCTATTCTGAAACAAGAAAAATATTAGACTACCCAACTCAAGTAAGGTATAAGTCAAAGAATTATTTACTGTTTGCAACTATGATAATCACTACCACAAAACAAGAAGAGAAGCTTGTCGATGTAGCCAAAGAAAGAAATATAGAATGTTACGTAAAGCTGTAGCAGGTATATGCATATAGAAGTTTTTTGCGATGGAGCTTCAAGAGGTCAGGGCCAAAAAAAAATAGGGGAAGCGTCGTGCGCTACTGTAGTCTACAAGAACAGAAAAAAGGTAGCTCAATTTGCAAGAGGGCTTGGATCTAGAAGTAATAATGAGGCAGAATACGAAGCTGTAATTGCAGGCCTTCTTGTTTGTAGCATGTCTGGATTCCTAGATCCAATAATATATACCGATTCGGCTGTGGTAGCAAATCACATAAATGGCAAATGGAAATGCAAAAATAAAGCATTGTTGCCCCTCTTAATGACTATAGAAGATGTTAAGCAAGAGTTTAACTTTAGGGTTGTCCAAGTTAGTAGAAATATAGTTTGGGAACCTGATCAACTATGTAACCAATTTTTGGATCAACTTGAAAAAAGAATGTCATCTTACCAGAAAGCGTGATATAATACACTACATGAATAATACAACATTTAAAAAACAACAACCTATTATCATAGGTCTAGCTGGCAAAGCCGGCAGTGGCAAGACCTCCGTAGCAGAAGCTATAGTACCAAAAGCTGGCTTTGAGTCACTTAGATACGGTATGAAATGGGATCATATTTTTTATGCTCTTCCATTATATGAGATGGCTTCATCTAAGAAAAACATACAAGGGTCAAATTCGGAATCCAGAAAAAAGTATGCGCTTCACGATACTCTTTATGAGATATATGGAAAATCTTCTATCGGTATAATACCAGACTATGATTTATTAGTAGAAAAAGTTAACCAAATATACAACCTAGGCATAGAATCAGAAGGCATTAAGCCAAGATCTTTTTTGCAAAAGGCTGGAGATATTTGTAGAGACGGTTACACAGACTGTTTCTGTCATTGGGCCATATATAAAACAATGAATCTATATAGAAAATACGTATCTTCGATAGACGAAGACGCAGAAGAAAATCCTTTCTGTGTTATAATATCGGATGTCAGATATGAAAACGAAGCAAAATCAATTCTCAAAATGCCTAACGGTATTGTAATATATTATTCTGCAACAGAAGAAACATTGAACAACCGTTTACTCAAAAGAGATGGTAGACTATCTACTACAGAACAAAGCTCACATTCAAGTGAGATGTTTTTAGACAAGGTAAAAGACATAGCATCTTTTGTTATAGAAACAGATAATATGGATATAGAAGAACAAACACAAGCAACATTAAACTTACTAGGGTTACAGGAGAAAAACAATGCCTAAGATAACAAAGACAGCACAAGAGCAGTCTTCCGATTCACCAATAGACAACATCGTATCTATAAACGCTGCTGAAATATCTATATCGTCTAACCCAATCTTTATATGCGGGGTTAATAGAAAAATTAATATAGGTAACTTTGAGAACATCGACATATATGCTGGTGTAACCTTGCCCTTAAATGGTGTCTCTTTAGAGGACAAAGAAGGCCTTAGACTGGCAGTTCAAGAAGCAGCCGCCTACGCTTTCTCCTTAGTTTCCAAGGAAACTAGCGAGAGATATTCCCTAATTAAGGAATCGCAACAAAACAAGTAAGCAATTTGACTTACTTGGCTACTATAGTATATACTGATAACCCACTTAACTTTAAAGAAAAGGTAAAAACATGTTCAAAAAACTAGTTATGAGACTTAAGGCACTTATCGCCGGCAAAGACGTTAAGAAGCTAATTAATTCTATTCCTAATGAAGACATCAAGTCTTCGATCAACGTAGTTGTGAAGGAAGTTGTTGAAGAAGCAGAAAAGATAGCAATTGCTGTAGATAATTCTGTTGAAGAAGTAAAGAACCAGGTCAACAAAGAAGTTAAAAAAGCTAAGAAGACAAAGCCAACATCATCCTCAGCCGTCAAAAAGGCTAGCCCAAAAAAGAAGTAGCTAGACAGTGGATTTAGATAATAAAGAAACAATCTTCTTCAATGAAGAGGTAATGAAGATCCCCGTATGCCAAGAGTTAACAAGAAACTGGCAGGCGATTAGGGACGAAGCATTGCTCTTTTTGGGTGCCATAAAAGAAGATAGCTTAAACGGTAAGTCTACTACGCCCTTTACGTACATTAAAGTTCCCGAAGTAATCGATGAAGAAATCAAGGATAGTATTACTCTCCTTGTACCATCCGGCAACTGGGAAGCTGCCTATATTGGCTCCAATAGATTAAGGGCTCATTCCGGAGAGTACGGTAAGGCAAACGAGTTTATGCAAAAAGTATCCGTAAGAGTAACGGGTAAAACTATACAAGAAAATTCCGAATATTCTATACCATTCTTTGATACATATAATCAAATAGTAGAATCACTTCTGCCTGATGGATGTACGGCATCTTCTCTTAGTATTGTTTCTCCGGGAACATTTATAAAACCTCATTTTGGTAATCAAAAATACATTAGATGCCACCTATGTTTAGTGAATGATACCGGATGTGCTATAACTATTGGTGGCCAAACTTCTTCTTGGGAAGAGGGTAAAATCTTAGCATTTAGGGATGGTGGAAAGTACTCGCATTCTGTTAAGCATAATGGAGAAAGAGATCGTATTAATATTACTTTTGACTTAGACGTAGAATACGTTAAGCAATTTTCTAATAATATTTATCTTTAAATCGGTCATAAATTACTTTTAACACAGTACTATAGACCTTAACGTCAAAACAACTATAGAAACAGGTTGGTAACCCATGGAACTGGTTTTAGGTACAATAATTACTGGGGCTTTTGGGCTTGTAGTAGCAATGATAGAAAAAGGACGTCGAGAAAACACTAGAGATCATGGTTTTGTTGCATCTAAGCTCGATAAACTTTCTGAAAGCCTTGCCAATATCGATGAAGATGTTGCACATATAGAAGATAAATTAGATACACATATTCATGACCATATAACAGGTCAACTCAATAATTTAAGTCTCAACAAAAAGAAGAGCTAATGAACTGCACAAACGAAGAGCACCACGTACATAACAGCCAACCTTGCAGTAATAATGCGGGCGGTAACTCGGGTCAGGGTCAGCATAAGATGCATTGGCACATAAATAAGAATTCTTTTAAAGCTTTAATCTTAAATTTAATATACTTTTCTCTACACGCTGTGACAATAGGTATACTATTATCTAGATAATACATCCTACTACTTTGCATTGTAGTATAATAGGTGTATGGAAAACGATTACTCTATATTCGATGGCTTTATGCCAATGATAAAAAATATTACCTTGTCTTCCTCTACTAATTCTTTGGGTTCAAACGGAGAATTAATAGCAGTCCATTGCGTAACCGTTAGAACAGTGGAAGGCGCAGAATTTATATTTAGTATTGCTCCCTATGATTTACATAGGTTGAGTATTTTAATTACGAAGACGCTCATTACCGAGGTATAGTATGGGCGTAATTATATTTAAAGATCTTCAATTTGGCGACTTGCCAAAAACTCCAGCAACCCCTTACCCTGGTTACGCGCTTCAACAGGCGACTAAAACAATATACGAATATGCTTATCGATTTGGTTTCCCTGTTAGCTATATACAGGAACAAAACGGAGTAACGATACAGAACATAGTCCCAGTTCACAAAACAGAGAACCAACAAATTTCTACCTCATCTAAAGTTGAACTAGAAATGCATACAGAGACTGCGTTCCATCCGTATAAGCCAGATTATGTTATGTTATTTTGCCTTAGGGGCGATCCGAATGCAGTAACAACCTACGCTAATTTGTTTGAAATATTAAAAACTTTAGAACCAAATACTAGAAAGGTTTTAAAAAAGAAAATTTTTACTACAAACGTAGACATAAGTTTTAGATTAAACGGGGAACAAGATCAGCAAATACCTATAAGTATTGTTGGAGAAAAAGACGGTAAGCTCACCTTAACTTACGATAGTTATTATGTGCGCGGAATAAACGAAGAAGCCAATAATGCGCTGGTTAGTTTGCGTTCTGCTATAAAACAATGTACAATAGATATCGTACTGCAGTCCGGTGATCTATTAGTGATAGATAACAACAACACTATTCATGGACGTAGGGAGTTCCAACCTAGGTACGATGGTACAGATAGATGGGTGCAAAGAGTTCTTGTTAGAAAAGAATTACCTCCAGCACAAGAACGAAAAAGCAACGTAATAATTACAAAAGTATTTAACTAAAAGGATAAAATGGACCAGAAGAGCATACTTTCTATAATCATTTCATATAATGATTTCAAAAACACAATCATAACCGTAGAAAGTCTATTAAAGCAGACTATCAAAACTAAAATTGTTGTCTGGGATAACAATTCAAAAGATGGAACAGTAGAAAAACTAAATAATATGTTTGGGGATTCTATAATAGTTCATGCGTCCGATGAGAATATGTACTGGACTCCAGCAATCAACGCGGCGTTTAGTAAATACTATGATGGTGAACAAGTAATACATTACTCTAATAATGATATAACTTATCCAGATGAGTCTCTAGAAAGAATGGTTAAAGATCTTATAGAGACTAATGCAGGTGCAGTAGGGCCAACTGGCAGCGCAATTGGCGGGATGCAAGACCATATCATCCATCACCCCGAAGATCGTAACTTTAGCTCGAGTGAGGAATTTTTAGCACTCATAAAGAATAGGCCACCCACTAGAACCTCAAGCTTGCAAGGAGCATGCATCTTAATGAGATCAGAGACCTTCAAGCTTATGGGTCCTTTAGACAACGCTATGCCTTTGGGTGCAGACGATTTTGACTCCAGCATAAGAATCAAGAGCATGGGGTTGCCACTGTTTATCTCTCAAAGTGCATGGGTCAGTCACGTAGGTCATGCTAGTGGGCAAGGTAATGAAAAAACGTGGTCTGATCTTGGAACCAAATCGTGGGATTGGTTCAACAAGAAGTGGGCCGGCTTCTACTTTAATGAGGTCGAAGCGCTGAAATGTATGTGGGCACATGAGTACCACTACGGTTGGGACTATGGCACTGGATGGATGGATGAAGAATCTAGACTGAAGGTTTGGCATGCGCGAGGGGTTAATTATGATGGATCACCTATTAAATAATCTTAGAATAGATGGAGAACTATAAATGTATTTAAATAAAAAAATTGGAATTGGTATATCTACCCATGAACGTCCTGAATATTTAAGAACAGCCTTAGCTAGCGTTGCAGATAAACTAGGTGGTGTTGTTGACTATTTGATAGTATGCGACGATGCATCAGAAATACATAGAGATCAAATACATCAAATCCTTAATGAATTTAATTTTAATTTTGAATATGAATACATAATCAACGATACAAATAAAAGCGTTGTAGTAACAAAAAATAATTGTCTAAAAAAAATTCTAGATAAAAATTGTGATTATATATTTTTAATGGAAAACGACATGCAAATCATCGACGAAAAAGCTGTGACTGGTTATATAGATGTTTCAATAAAAAGCGGTGTTCAACATTTCAACTATGCTCATCACAGTCCCATGAATACTTCTCCAGTAGATAATAGCGAGCTTGCTAGGATTGGCGAATCCGATCTAATAGTTGATGGAATAGATGTTTTCACTGCATGTTGCGGATCATACTCATTCTATACCAAGGAATGTATTGAAGAAGTTGGTTTAATGGATGAAGCTTTATGTTACAATAGCTGGGAACACATAGAACACACATTAAGGTGCGCAAAACAAGGTTTTACTTTTAAGTTTTGGAGATTTGCAGATGCAAGTAATTCAGTTAACTGGGTTGCATCTCAACAACAGGCGCTTGAAAGTTCTACTATTAGAAACAAAAATCCAAATTGGTTTAGTGATATGGAAAAATCAAAGGAATATGTCATGAATAAGCATCCAGGGTTTCATGTTTAGATTGTTAAAAAGTAAATGAATATAAATGATTTTATTAGTTTTAAAAAAGAATTTAATATTAATTCTCAACTAGGGCAAGATGCACTAGTTTTATGGATCTTAAACAATAAGAGAGATGGATATTTTATTGAATTTGGAGCAGCTGACGGGGTTAATATATCTAATACTTTTTTATTAGAAAAAGACTATGGCTGGTCAGGCATCGTATGCGAACCAGCTAGGGTTTACAAAGATAGGCTAAGTGCTAATAGGAAATGTACAATTGTTGACAAATGCGTTTATAATAAAAGTGGAGATGTAATTAGTTTTTTTGAATCTGAAGACGAAGAGCTATCTACAATATCTTCATATAAAGAATCCGATTTACATTCCGTAAGTAGAATCAATGGACTCACATATGACGTCGAAACTATATCTTTATTTGATCTTTTAAATAACTTTTCGGCACCAAATATCATTGACTATCTATCAATGGATACAGAAGGGTCTGAATTTGATATAATAAAAGAATATGATTTCTCTAGGCACATAAACATTATTACGGTTGAACATAATTATTCAGGTAATAGAGAAAAAATAAAGAACTTTTTAGAAGAAAAAAATTTTATAAGAATATTTGATTCCATATCAGAATGGGATGACTGGTATATAAATGAGGAGATAAAATAAATGAATAAAAAAGTATTGTTGATTGTTCCTACCAGAGGTAGGCCGGACAAAGCGAAAGAGCTTTATAGCACATATATAGAAAACTCTTTTGACTGTGACATAGTCTTTGGATTAGATGAAGACGATGAGCATAACTATGAAAGAATTGATGGAGTTATTTACGAGGTAAATCCAAGACTACGTTTTGCAGGAACTGTGAACATCATTTCAAAGAAATACTATAAAGAGTATGAGTATTTTGCTTTTATGGGTGACGATCATAGGATAAGAACAAAAGATTGGGACAAAATACTTCTTGAGCCAATACAAAACAGAGGCTACGGTTTCTCTTATGGAGATGATTTATTGCAAGGTGAGAAACTATGCACTGCTGTTATGTTTTCTACAAACATAATTAAACCACTTGATGGGAATATGGTCCTTCCGGTTCACCCAAACAAACATATGTATTCAGATGATTTTTGGATGGAGTTAGGTAAAAGACTAGATGCAATTACCTACTGTCCTAATGTAATATTAGAACACCTTCATTTTTCTGTGGGAAAATCAGATATGGACGCAGTATATTCTGAAACAAGTAACCCAGAAAGATACTCAATTGATGGCGCAGAATGGGAAAATTATCTGCATAATCATATGGATAATGATATTTTTAAAATAAAAACCTACTTAGGTATTTATTAAAACAACAAACAAGTTGCTTTTTCTATCACTAAGGTGGTATAATATTTCTACGAAGTCAGATGCGCTGGACGTAGATGTGGTATAATAAATATCACGGAAACCGACAGCAAAGAGCTACGAGGCCCCCCAATAAAATGGGGGGCTAAGTTTTTTCCGGCAAAGAACCTATTACTATAGTCAATAGTCAAAAGAAGGAGATTAAATGAAATACCCTTATATGAAGTTGGTCACCCCAACAGAAGTAAAAAAAGCCTCTAACGGCAAGCTCGCCCCAGCTATCCTTTCTAAGGTCAAGTGCGGTGGCCAGATGTGGCACAACGCAGCTGTAGCTTTTAACGCTATGTATGATGCAGCAAAAGCTGCTGGCATTAAGTTCCAAAACATTGGTGACTATCGTCCATACGAGGCTCAGCTTTCTATGTTTAGAGATAGATATGATTCCGTTGATCATGGCAAGAATGTTAAAAGAACATTCGAAGGCAAGACATGGTACCTAAAGCCAGGTAAGTCCCCTAGCGCATCGCCTGGTACCTCTAACCATGGTTGGGGTCTTGCTATAGACCTTAACGTGACCAATCCTAAGACAGCTAATTGGTTGTGCGAAAATGGTCCTAAGTATGGATTTTATTTGCAGGGCAGCGATCCTAAGTCACCAGAGTTTGAGCTTTGGCATTGGCAGTACTGCCTAGGTGACAAGATGCCAGACAACATCGTCCATGCAGGTGGCCCAGCAGCAGCCGTAATCGATGAAAGTGTACAAGAAAGAGTTACAGTTGGAGCAAAGGGAGAATTCGTTAAGAAACTTCAGCAAGCTCTTAAGACCAAGGGCTATTACGCTGGTACTGTAGACGGAGACTTCAACCAAGCTACAGGCGAAGCAGTTAAGAAACTTAAGACAGGACATGGTCTTAAAGAAGATATGATAGCTGGCGCAAAAGTATTTGCGATATTAGATATTTAATATCAGTGAACATTTTAAAAAGTATTTTAGTTTTTGGTATCTGTTTATCAATGTTTGCAATGCCGGTAGCGTTGTTAGCTATTATTATGGACACCCTAAAAGACTTTGATGATGAGATAGATATAGACTAAGCTATGTGATATACTAATTTCCTTGCTACGGAGGCCGGTGCAGAACCCCAGTGGATTAATTTCTACTGGGGTTCTTCCCTTTTATGTGCTACAATATAGATTCCAACGGAGGGAAGTGCAGGCCCCAGTGACTATTGAGTCACTGGGGCTTTGTCTTTTACAAAATGGTTTTATTATTACAGTGTTACTATAACAGTACATAATTGGAGGGGTCCAGTGAATATACTTAAAAAAATTAGTAAGTCTTTTTCGCGTTCTGCAGCATGGATCTTTGCCCCAATGCTTATGGTTTCATTTTTGGTATCACCAGCTCCAGTCAAGGCATTGTCGCCCGTTTTTGAGTCAACCACGGCAGCAAAAGTAACTTTGGGTTCATTGGCAAGTCGAACCCAATGTACGGTTCTGGGCAAGCAAGGGCTTGGTCCATACACAATGACTGGCACCGATGCCACCTCCAACAGTTCATATTCCTATGTAACAGATAAGAACTACACGCAAACGGCGCAGTTATACGAAGGTCAAGAATCGCCTACTCAGGCCCTGTCTTACACCACATCTACAGGACAAACATATTCTGGACGTAGTGGAGTAATTAGCCTTTCCTCTCAGGGTCAGCTTAATTACAACAATACTTGTAATAACCATTCAACATACGGTTCGGCGTTTGGACCAGAAATATGGTCAGAGCCGTTTCCTGCCACAGCGAATCAATCAATTTCTTTTGACTGGGCTGCTGCTGGTGGTTGGGATGACTACGAATCATACGGATACTTGGTTAAGGTTTTGGCAAGTGGAAACACATACGACTACGGCTCTAGTGCTAATTCAACTTTGGTTGCATACGGACGTGGTAATAACCAGTCATGGGTTACTTCTACCGGAGTAGTTCCATCTACTGGTTACTACAGATTTAGGTTCGTTAATGGTTCCTATGACGCAACTGGCGGTCAGGTCCTTGGTGCAACAATGTATATTGACTCAGCAATATCTGTAGCCAGCGCAAACAGTATTACTTTTGCTCAGCCTGCCGACATAGTTACTTCTTCATCAAACCAGACATTTACTGTCTCGGCGACTGCCACTTCTGGGCTGTCGGTTACGTTTACATCCAGCACTACAAACAAGTGCACCGTTGGTTCATCGACCGATAGCGGTGGAACTTCAACCGCGACAGTGACGGTGTTGGCTAGTCAAACAGGAACTTGCACCATCTCCACGAATAGTTCTGCCAATAACTCATATGTAGCAGCAGCCACGGTGAGTAAGTCGTTTACTCTTGTTGCAGGTTCTACGGCTCCAACAACATCTGGTGGAACATCAATGTCCGGAACTGTTGCATCTGGAAATACTTTGACTGCAGTCGATGGAACCTGGGGTGACGGTGGCGCTGCTATAACTGCGACAACTTATCAGTGGCAATCATGTACTCCTGCTTCGTGTACTTGGACAAATATATCTGGAGCAACATCTTCAACATATGTAATTATTTCAGATGATGTTACAAAAC